ATTTATATATTTCAACAAAATCAAAAATTGCCTTTTTGAATCAAACGATAGATTTGAAGAAAATATTTTGGGGATTGGAAGTGATACCTTATGCAAGTCCTAAAAATGGTGTAATAAAGAAGCAAATGAAATTTAATTCTTTTGTACCAGAAGAATTAGAAGAAATACAGACGAAACTAAAGAATGAACAATTTTTCGAAGAGCATATTATTACGAGTATTAATAATCCGACGGGTAGAATTAAATTTAAAGATATAAGAAAAGTGAGTGTAGGGATTTCAAAGAAAGATTTGATTTCCTATCGGACCAAAAAGAAGAGTGCCTTCTATAATTGTTTTGTTATGATTTTGCGAATGAAAGTAAACGATACTTTTAAGGAATTTCACGTGAAAGTATTTAATACAGGTAAAATGGAAATGCCGGGTGTACAAAACGACAATATATTTAATGAATTATTAAATACCATTATTTCTATTTTGCAACCATTTACAGAGGAACCTTTGTCTTATTTACAGAAAAGTGATACTGTTTTGGTGAATTCGAATTTTAATTGTGGTTTTTACATTCATCGAGAGATATTTTACGAATTATTGAAAAGTAAATACAATATTCAATGCATATATGATCCGTGTTCTTATCCTGGTATTCAATGTAAATATTATTATTATCGTGACTCGGATGTACAAACGGGTTCACAGAAAAAATCGGAAAATACGATAGGTGCAAACAAAAAGGATAAGAATATTGTAGAAGTGTCTTTTATGATATTCAGAACAGGTAGTATATTAATTGTAGGTATGTGTGACGATAATGTATTGTATAGTATTTATGAATTTTTGAAAAAAATTTTAACGGTCGAGTTTCCCAAAATACATCAAAATATTATATCAGGTGATGCATTGTTATTACAAAAGAAAAAGGTGAGAAGAAAGACAATTATGATGAATTGTGCATAAATGTTTCCAATGAAGCAAACAAATCATTTGTATTTACATCATCGATAAAGGGTATAATCGATGTGGATAGTTTTTTGTTTGAAAAAAGATGTTCTATTTTTTCTATTATATTTTGTAAATAGTCTTTATTAAATATAAATTCCTTTTTCTGGAAAAAATGCAATAAAATATGCTTTATAGAATTGCTATAGAGGACAAGATAATCCATCGTTTCCTTGTCATAATTCTCAATCATATTTTTTCTGTATTCATTGTTGACATCAAAAATAGTTTTCTTATAGACAAATAGTGATGCATCTCTCGAATTTAAATTTAAAAACATATGTTTCACATCTGTTATTTGTTCAATGAATTCTACGTAAAAGTAAAATGCTTTTTGACTGTGATAAAAGGCTAAATCTATATTTTTTGTATAATACAAAATCATATGAAATACATGTGAAACGGTTTCTAAACCACGAATTAAGATAAATTTATTACAGGAAATTGCCTTTATTTTGCTATTTTCAGATATAAACAATATATATTCAACCAACAAAGCTGTTTGTTTTTTAATAAGTTCATCCAGTGAAGCTTCTATTTTTTCTTTGTAATTGTCTACATTGTTTAATGAATAAAACGAATTGTTAACTACATTGGGAGATATGACAAGTGTTGCTTTATTCATATAATAATAGATTATAGAATAATAACTTATAAAATTTTACCCAGATTAAATCAATCTAACTGATCGATGATAAACCGCGCATCATACCATAATGCAAAACCATTTTATGAAGATAACAAAATATTAAAGCAAATACGAAAGCGTGAGTAAAAGCTACTACGTATTTACTTGACTGTGGTGGTAACGTGACTAAAATACCAGGTGTTAAAATGAAAAACAGAAAGAACGTAAAGAGAAACATAAATAAATGCATTCTTTATTAAATATAAATATTATAAAGCGCTACTAAATACATAAGCCAAATTTATTTTAAATATTACAAATTTACTTCATATTATTCATAGCTGTAAAATTTAGAAACTTGTTCGTTTCTTTTTAGGCAATGTCAAAAATGTGGCTTTAAATTCATAACTATATTAATTAAATAAGGAATAAAGAGGTTAAAGAGATGGACTATCTAAATAGTATAATTTTGAATGTCGTCGTCTTCAGAGGAAAGGTCAAAATCAACAGAGGCTAGTAATTATAGATTACCGAGTGATGTCACATTAAAACACGCAACAAAATTGGCCATTGTGGAGGACAAGCCAATTATGCTTGATTATTGGTCTTCGTCATTAGATAAAAAGGCTTTGATTGGCATTAAGGAATCAGGTGAGAAATTACTTGTAAAAACGGAAGATGAATATACATCTCCGATTGCAAAATTTTACAGGAGTAGTACAGAGTACATAATAATTACCGAGAATTCGATTTATTTGGTGTCATCGGACATCCCAACACGTAAGATTTCATAAGGAACAAGGGACTATATAGTCACATTTTATTATTGAAAAAAGAAAAGTTTTATCAATAATATATATAATGCCGTATGGAAATTTTTACAAGGGACAAAATCGATTTGCATTAAAGAAAAGAAGTGGAAATAGATTCCCTTTGTTGAATTTCACGAATAATCAAACCAAGAATGTTTTTAATCGTTATATTAGTGGTTCAGGTGTAGGTGCTTCTAGTTATGCCATACGTCGCTATAAAAATACGCGTGCTACTTTTTGTACAGATGGATGTCGCAAGGATTTTTACTTTTTAGGATTTCCATTAGGAGGTGGTGGTATTACTTTATTGAATTCAGAACAAATAAATAAAGATGAAGAACTATTGAAAGAACGATTGAAACAAGATGAAGAACGATTGAAACAAGATGAAGCTAAAAATAAATATGATTCCGTTGATGAATTCCCAACGTATGAAGACTTTGGATTCTGGAGCTTTTGATGATTCATCCTTACTATAACAAAATTTCTTTTGTAATATCTGTATTAGATTCAATAATTATATTTTCATTGGTTTGCACAATAGTTTCCAATTGTGATATGAATTCTATCATTTGAGATAAATATTCTTTTTGAATATTGAGAGAAGAACTATATACTTTTATATCTTCTATTTTTTCCTCGTATTTTTTAAATTGGATTTTATTCAGAGATAAAATTTTATGTGTATCTTTTTTTTCTTTTTCATATTGATTCAAAAGATGTCGTAATCTCGTGTTGTCTTTTTCTAACGAAATAATTATGTCTTCCTTATTATTAACAGACGGACCAAAAAAATATTGATAGATAAATGAAAACATTCTTGTATATAAAATATATAAATTTATATACAAAAATAATTATTGTATCGAAATAAGTAGGCATTACGGTCTTAGATTTGGATTGACGCATATTTCCTGCGTTGGAAAAATATCTCCTGACATACATTTATCGTTCTCTCCTACCTTGATACAACCTCGAAATCCTCTGTCTTCACCAATGAAGCACCATCCGGATTTACTACTAGATTTACTAGCTTGTATAGAACTATTAGAATCATCTGGTTTAAAATCATCATCGTCTTCATGTTGTGCATTGTCCAATGTTTTATTAAGAGAATCAGCCTCTTTATTCGTTTGTTGAGGTGTAGAACTAGGACTAGGACTAGGATTGGATGTGGAACTAGGACTAGGATTGGATGTAGAACTAGGATTGGATGTAGAAGTAGAACTAGGATTGGATGTAGATGTAGAAGTAGGATTGGATGTAGGTTTTGAAAAATAAGACATTAAATGAATCCAAATGATTTGAAACAATGCACTGAAAGAGAGAAATATCTGTTTAATCATAGTTCCATTGTTTTTGTAAACGAAAAAAAATACGAAACCAAAGAATATTATCACTAAAAATACCGCAAAATAAAACCATCTTGTTACACTATTTCCTACTGTTGCTGTTGTTGCAGGAGGTAAAGCTGTATCACTATCAGCATTACTGCTACTATCTTTGTTAGCCGAAGAAAAAAGAGAAGGTAATCTACTCGTTATATTATTTTTAGTAGGTTCGGCAGAATTAGTGGCTGAATTAGTGGCTGAATTAGTGGCAGAAACATCCTTGTTAGCCGAAGAAAATAAGGAAGACAACCTGCTCGTTATACTCTTGGGTTCAGTTTTGGATGTGTTTTCCATTAATAAAATAGCAATATTAAATTTTTACATTCATGTTACGTAAATGTCAATAAATACAAGAATTGGTTCAAAATACCTAAAATCTCGTCGCGAATATTATACAAATCCGTATTGCTCATTGTCTTCATTGTATGATTTTCATTCAGACCCACCAAATACGATTTATATTCTATCATTTTATTCTTAAATTCATCCACTGAAGAATAATCAAACACCGGTAACGATATAATATTCCCCATATGAACACGACCCCCCGTTTTACCTAAAAGAACCTCTACAAATTTATCAATGTGTTCGTTCAAACTCGAATACAATTCATCCGTCGCCTTGTGTGTAGCATAACTCCTCGTCTTCCAATGATACAACTTGACAGTATTCAAAAGTACTAAAAATTTTATGACGATATCGCGTTCAAAATTATTACTGTAATTTTCATTTTTTTGCCTTTTTGTTTTTCCTCGTTTCAGTTTTTTACGAATCGTTGTCATATATTATAGTACAATATTTTGCTAAAAAAAAAATCATATATTTTTATTTACACCAGTAAACAGTATTCAACAACACAATATACAAATTAATGGGTATGACAATATTATTTGCGTGTCTATACTAATCAATCTTTTTTTACTGAAATAATGCCACATCACGTGAGTGTTTAAAAAGGAAAAGCTTCTCTTTTTTGTAAGTTTCAGAATGTACATTTTGGAAACGTGTTTTGGTGCTTTGACAGGCGCTTCGATAACGTTCCAAACTCCATACCTCGATAAAATCTTCCGGTGCCGTCATTTCAGAAACAATGACAATATTATGAGCACTCCATTTTCTCACACAATCCCAGAAAGCATCTGTATCAAAAATATCATAATGTTTTACATCTCTTCTGTATTTGATAGGAAATTTTGTTTGTTTATACGGTGGATCACAATACACCAACATATTATTGGGTTCGCAGTCACGATAATCCATATTTGTAAAATCGACAAGGGTAATTTTTGGAGAGATACGTTGTAAACTATGCATCATTTCTTTACAAAAATCTTCATTTTTATCATTGACATATTTTTGCGCATAAGCACCAAAAAATCTACCTCCAAAACTCATCCCGAAACCGATGAATGATTTCAATGCAGATGGTGACAATAATTTTTTAGCATTGTTGTATTCTTCTTCTGAAACATTAGTAGGATATATAAAAAGACCATCACGAACCTCTTTCCACATTTGTATTAGATCAGGATGATAATCATTGGCGATGATTTTTGGAAACAGGTCATTGGTTGTCATATTTTTCAAGACACCGAGAGAACCACAAAAGGGTTCCATATAACCATCCAATGATATATCAGATTTTTGGCAAATCTCGAGTAAAAAGAGAGAAATATGTTTTCCCAACCGTTGCTTTCCACCGAGGTATTTCATTTTGTAGTATGCATAGTTTCTCTCTTTTTAATTCGAACGAGGTATAAATGTTTCTCCGAAATGATTCATTTTATCTAATTTTTCAATGGTTTTATCTAAATTCGATTTTTTTACATTTTGATATAAATAATCCGTATTGGGTGATATTTCGTTTTTTTTAATTTGTTTGTATAATAAATCACTTTTGTCTACAATTTGTCCTACTTGGTCTTTATTTTTAATCATTTCTTCATCCACAGCAACTGGTTCCGTCAAGAGAGATATGGCGAAATACAACAGGAATTTTTTTCTTTTTGCAGATCCAGAAGTATATTTGAGAGAAAATAAAAAAAGAAGACTTTGAATCGTTTTTTCGACAAAAGAAGAATGATTTTTAGATTCCCTTTGTATAGCATCCCAAATAATCCAAACAATATCCATCTGACAAGAAGATTCTACAGGCATACTACTTCTTCTCTCGCATTTACATTTTTCTTTTTTACCCTTGCAGATAGTTTCATATTCCAAAATCCATTCTAACCAATAACAAGAATGAATAACATTTCGCCCCTCTTTGGAAAGATTGTAAACAAATTCATTGATTGAAATAAATAATTCCTTTGGGTCTCCTTCCATCATAACCAAAGGAGCATAAGAAACAGAAGGCGCTTTGAAACGATCAGTCATTTGAGTCAAATCAAAATCTTCCTTTTTTATTTTTATTTCTTCAAAACTATGTTTCCTTTTAGCAAAACATAAAACACACATTATTTCACAAAACATTCGCCTAATTTTTGGATTGTTTCGCAATCGTAATAAATTACCAACATAACCTATCTGCATTATTTCTTTAAATTGTTGAATCCGTCTTTCCAAATACATGGCAAGTTTAGGATTTCCTAAATGAATATACCGACTATAAAAATACAAAATAATTTCCCATAGATCGCTATAATGACCCGCACAAATAAATTCAGCTGTCCAATAGCACGCTTGTTCTATTCTGGATGCAATCATATTGTTTAATAATTCCTTTTTAACATCCGTTTTCTTAAATGCTGAAAAGGTAATGCCTTTGAATTCCTTTTCTTCGCGGATATCATTTATTTCCGTATCATTCATTGTAATATCAATAAATATAATGTATTGAAACATAAAAAAAATCGCAACAATACATATATGGTCGGTTTGTCACATATTACATCATCAATGAAAAAACAATCGATATTTGGAATTCTTCTTATTTTTATAGTGATAATGCTCTTTGTAAATTCTTTCTTTTCACGTCGCAACAAAGAAGGTTTTGAAACCGTGGATTCTTTTACCCTCTATGAAGGTACTGATATGTATGATGAGTTTTATGCAGATATATATGATCAACTCGTTTTCAATGATATTCTCAATGATTATGAAGTCGGTTCTCTCATTCAAAAAACAACACCAACCAGTGAAAGTATAATATTGGATATTGGCTCTGGAACCGGACATGATGTTTCTTCATTGGCAAAAGATGGTTATTCTGTCACAGGTATGGATATATCAAAGGCAATGGTAGCAAAAGCAAAAGAATTATATCCCGCATTGGATTTTGTACAAGGAGATGCCATGGATGCAACTCGATTTCGTCCACAATCTTTTACGCATATTTTATGCATGTATTTTACAGTATATTATATGAAAGATATGGATACGTTTTTTTCCAATGTATATGACTGGCTTCGACCTGGTGGTTATTTTGTAGTCCATCTAGTGGATAGAGATAATTTTGACCCAATCATCCCACCTGCGAATCCACTGGTTGTTCTCTCACCTCAACGATATGCCAAAGAAAGAATCACACAAAGTAAAGTTATATTCAATAATTTTAAATATAAAGCAAACTTCCAGATGAAAATAGATGAGGATACTGCCAACTTTGTAGAAAAAATTCATTTTAACAAAGGAGGCAAGCGTAAGCACGAGCATAAGATGAATATGCCTGCATTGGAAACTGTAGTGCAAATGGTGCAAGATGTAGGATTTACAGTGCACTCCAAGGTGGACCTTGTTAAAGCAGGTTATGAATATCAATATTTATATGTATTTGTTCGTCCTTCTTAGTATAGAAGGTATTTAAATTGTTTTTTACAATATAAAGAAACGTAGAAGGTATTTAAATTGTTTTTTACAATATAAAGAAACGTAGAAGGTATTTAAATTGTTTTTTACAATATAAAGAAACGTAATAATAAGAATATATTTTTCTCTCATATTGAGAAAAGTATGAATTCCATTGTTCAGAAATGTTTTATTACAATGGTGTGTTTCATTCTTTTCTTATTTGCATATATACGACATCGTTTCAAGTTCTGGCGGTTGCAACCTGTTTTTCATATATACGATGTGGGCTATTATTTTTTTCCACCGGGAATAATTCAATTAGGATTGCCGGAAAAGAATAGCTATTGTCATTTCAAGGAAATTGAAACCATTGCCTTTTCTAGATTAGAAGATTTTCGTAGAGAGAAGATGGTACAATTTATTTGCAAACATTATTTAAAAAATGGGGAAAACGTTTTCTCTCCATCCAAAGAAAATATAATGTCTTATTTCAAGGGACACAATGCGGAATGTTTCTTTTCTGTTTATTCGAAAGAGGAACCATTGGTTCAGATATCGAGAGAACAAAATATTACAAAAATACCCAATAAAAAAATGATTTCTCTCATGACATCACGCCCCATTCATATTTTTATTCAAAATGGTGATCCAGATTCATCCTTTTATGCATATTATGTGGACTTTTTATGTGTAGATAAACGAGAAAGGAAAAAGGGTATCGCACCTCAAATGATACAAACACACGAATACAATCAACGGCGAATGAATCGAAATATACACGTCTCTCTTTTCAAGAGAGAAAGTGAATTAACCGGTATAGTTCCTTTATGTATATATGATACATGTGGCTTCGAAATACAAGATTGGATTTTACCCTTTACATTGCCACCTCCATATCAATTGATTGAAGTCGGAACAACAAATGCACAAAATTTGCATATGTTTATGCAGGAAAAAAAAAAGACATTTTCTCTCTTTGCAACTACTGATATTGGCAATTGGATGGAACTAATAAAAACAGGGAATCTATATTGTTATTTACTCATTGATAGAGAACAAACAGACATTCAGGCTGCCTTTTTCTTTCGAAAATCGTGCACATTTATTCGAAAAAAGGTGGAAGTTATTTCTTGTATCAGTTCTATTTGTAACAAGGAAATAACACGTGAAATAATAAAACAGGCTTATTTACATTCTCTATTTTTTTTAAAAAAAAAACACGAAGAATTTCTATATGCTGTGATTGAAGATATATCCGACAATGGTTATTTTCTATCGTTATTAGGTGTGCCGAATATGAAGATGCCTACAGCATATTTCTTTTATAATTTTGCTTATCCTACTTTTTCTCCGAAACGAGTTTTTATTTTGAATTAAAAATGCGATAATGAATATCGGATTTTTATCGCATACTACCGTGTATATTTTCCTACCCGTGCGAATGAATCTACAATAAAAATAATAAAAATGCCTAAAAAGGAATATAATATTACTTCTTCTGTTACATTGTTGGTTCTCTCATCTTGTTGTTCTTCCAAGAGATGAATCATATAATTTAATTTTTCAACAAGAGTATCATTACTAGATGATGTTATTATCGATGATGTTGCTATTGGTGCTTTCTTATTCATATTTGGATATTCAGATTCTAATTCATAACCAGAACGTCTATATATTTCGTTATAATTAGGTATATATCGTTTGTAATAATCTGTATCTTCGCCATCTATTTCAGAAAAGGAAGGTGGTGGTTGTGAAATAAATGATTCTTTGCTAGGAGTAGTGTTTGTTTTTGCTGATACGGGAGGTGGCGGAGGTTGAAACGAATCCATATTTAATTCATTATGATAGTCCGCCAAATCTCCATCGGAAGAAGCAGCAGGTAAATTTTGTATAGAATGCAATACCGACATCACTCTTTGTTTATCGGCATTAGTAGTAATAGGTTCTTCCTTTTGATTATGATTTGTAGGATACCGTTTTTGGGTTTTGTTGTTATTGGATATTCTTTTTTTGTCTATATGATTGTTATTAGATGAATCTGAATCAAATGGTGCTGCATAAATTGCTAAAGACATTCTTAAATAAAATTAAGATAATAATTTGAAGTTTCAATCTGAAAATGGTTCTCATACCAAATAAAAAACAGAGGCCATCTTTTTTTTTATCTTTTCATTATATAACTTGTCTATATGAAACAATTTATTTTGTTCATTTCTCTCGCCTTGGTAATGTATTTTATTCAACATCCCTTGAAATTATATTATTATTTCAATGATACTTTAGGACGAACATTGCTATTGTTGTTTGTTATTCTGTTAACATCGTGCTATTCCTTTATTGGTTTCCTTTTCACTTTTATTGTCATAGTTATTTATCATTCTAAAGTTCAACCTAAAGTAAATCCATTGATTTTGGAAGGTATGGAGAATGCATCTATTGCGGATAAAAAGAAACCTAGTATACCTACTATGAAGACAAGTATTCAATCAAGTTCTCTTTCACAAGGAAAAGAATCACATCCTAGTCCTGAAAAATCAACACCAACGGATATATCTACTTCTGTAAAGGTCCCTATTACACAGAAGCCATCTGTTACCAAAGAATCCTATGAAAACATACATACACCTTTCCTTCCTTCTCAGTATGGTAGAGAACGTGACAATATTCTTCGTTTAGAAAAGATGATGCGTCCTCGTTCTTCTCATACCTTTATGAAAATGAATCAAACGGATACATCTGATGTAGAACCTGTTCCGTATTATTACGGTAAAAATACAAGCAAAAGTTTATCAACACATACAACATCTTTTGGATGAATAGAGAAAGAATAGAGGATAAAATCTGATAATAATATATGTCACCATTGATCTTTATCATTGTTTCTATTTTTGTATTAGTGGGGATGTATATTTGTATTCTTATCTTGCAAAAACAGATGATACAAAATGACAAATTACGTGAACCATTTGTTCCTGTTATTCAAAAAATATATCAACCACACATAAGAAAAACACGTTTGTTTATAGAGAGAACGGGAGATAAATGGAAAAAATATTTCTCTCATTATTCAAAAAAACGAGGCATCATATAAATAAAAAGAAAAATTTTAATATTCATTCATACTATGGGTAAAATACAAAGTAGAAAAAGAAAATCATTTATTAACCATTCCACCCCTGTTGATAAAACGGGAAAACAATTAATTGGTGGAAACAATATGATGCCTATATTTTCTACTCAAGTACCAACAGCAAAAATAACTAAAAACGGTTTTTTTAAAAATCCGTTTCTTTTTATGCATGATCATATAATGTATTTAAATAGTAGTAAATTTTTTGCAGGAGTTGTTATGATATTGTTAAATGTAGGATCTAAATTTATTTCCATACAATTTAGCAAATCAACAGAAGAATACTTGAAATTATCATTGAGTAAACAAATATTGGTATTTGCCATGGCGTGGATGGGAACACGTGATATTTATACATCCTTGGGATTAACAGCTATTTTTGTGGTATTATCAGAGCATCTATTCAATGAAGAAAGTAATCTATGCATTGTTCCACAAAATTATCGTATATTACATAAATTGGTTGACCAAAATGAAGATGGTATCATAACGGATACGGAAATAAATTCTGCTATTGCTATTCTAGAAAAGGCGAGAAGAGAGAAACAACGAAAAGCGCAAAAGGATGCATATGATAAATTTGCAAAATATGATGATACAATTCCAACCAATTTACAAAATAAAACCCCATAGAAACCCATAGAAATAGTAAGATACGTGTTAAAATATTTTTTTTAATATTTTAACAATATAATATGAATTTAAATATTATTCAAAATAAAAATAGAAATCCTATATACAACAATCCAAAAGATTCAACACAAAAACCACCAAAATATCCAAAAACATTGAATATTTTATTGAATACAAGAATACGAGGATTTTCCAAAATTTCATATACACCTTCGATGACTGTACCAGGAATTAAATCAGATACTGTTTTTTTTGATCCATTGATTGAGTTAAATGACGCAATTGCGTCGTCTATTCCAACAGGATATCCACCTTCAGTAGTGTTTACACAATTTTTCGACAAGGGTGAATTTGAAAGTTTATTAAACAGAACAGTTTCCTCTTCCATTGTAGGAAAATCAAGTGGTCTAGATTTATTATATAGTTTGGAATTAGGAACTGTTTCAACAAATATAATGGGTCGTCGTTATTATGATTTATTGGAAGCTACGGAAAGGGGTATCATTGATAAGAGTATACGTGTTATTTTAAATCAATTGTTCAAACCTAATAATAATTTTTATATACAAGGAGAACCATATACTATTTATAATTATAATTGGACACGAGGAGATTGGGCGATAGAAACAAAGGATTTTGAAGAACAATTTTTAACGAGAAACATTACATCGTTTGGGTTGTCAAATACATCGTTTGGCTTGACACATCCATATGAAGCACAAATGGAAGAAATCGCAAAAAAAGAATGGAATGATTTGAATAATCTAAATCCAAAATTAATGCGCGGACAATTCTATAATCAAATGTCGCAAATGAGAAAACAAACATATGAAATGACGAAAAAAGAGAAAGAAGTATTGGAATCTTCATTGTTGACCAATCCTGCAATGCGTTCAGAAATCCCAGAAGTAGCCAATATGCTATTTGGTGTTCATTATACACAAGAACAAGCATTGAATTTAGACCCATCAACACCTAATTTTGTAAGTGATCCCATATCATTATCAATGATTTATAATGCGGATCGTGATTATAATACGGAAATGGAAAAATCGAATGAATTAAAGAAAAAATATGAAATTTACAAAGAAAAGGCGCGTTTATTAAAAGAAAGACAAGATGATTTTGATCATACATATGGATTGAAAATGAAACGTTATGATTCAGAAAAGGTCCAAGTAGGTGGTGACGGAAAATCAGATGCTTTGCAGCAAATACAAAAAAACAACACACAATGGATTTCTTTGTTGCAAGATGAAATCCGAACGCAACAAATAATACAAATTCAAATAAAAAAAATGATGATGAAAATGGATACGATTGAATCGCAAATATCATATCCACAAGATAAAAAATATCCTTCTTGGGGGCAATGGGAACAAGAAGTAAAAATATACATCAAAAATATGCAAACGAGAACGACTACATTGAAAAAATATATGCAAGACAATCTCAATTTGAGTAAATCTGACAAGTATCAAATTATTATGCAAACACAAATAGAAGAAATACAATATTTATTGGATATGAAAGAGAAAGAAACGAGTATTATTCAATCGAGATTGCAAATTTTTCCAGATATGCTTCTGAATGAACAATTGGATAAAAATACAATATTGGTATTACAAAATTTATTACAACAAGTCAATACAATTATTGATACATTTCTATCCCTTTTAAAAGAAATTGTAAATTCGACACAAAAAAACGAGGATGTTGCATCTTCTACTGTTTCAACCGCTACCCCACGTTCGGTTTTACAGAAAAAAGCTGATTTTGACAACTTGATATTGCCATTTATTTCAGTTATTAACAATTTAAAAAAAAGACAGGATTTCGAAAAGAAGTATTTATTTGAAAAAGAAGAATATAAAAAACAATTTACGGATACAGTAACTGCTATTTTAAATGCACAGGAATCATTTTTGAGTTTATGTATTGATATGTATACAATATTGTATTCTTATTTTGAATTACAAACAGATTATGTGATTGCTTTTGTTGAATTTTATGATGAATTATTAAAGGTGAGAACAAATGATTTAATACGTATGAAAAGAGAAAATACAAATTCAGTTGATTTGTATAAATATTTGATTGAAAATAAATATATTGAATTTGATATTGCTTGTTATCGTTCTTTATTACAAAATGTAGATTATATAAATGCAACAAAGAATTTACAGGTAAATATATCATTGCATATCAAGGAATTAAAAAATAGCATTGATTTGAAATATACATATAGAGAAGAATTGGAAAAATGGTACGATTTTCCTATATTATTGTCGTTGTTACAATCACAATATGATGTATATTACCAAGAAGTTTTATTGATGTATGAAAAAAATCAGGAAATAATGTGGCGTATATTGAAAGAAGAAACAATGCGTTTTTTTAGTGTAATAAGGGAAGACACGATGAAAAAAATAACCACAAGTTATGAATTATTGGAAACATATGAAAAAAAATATACATTAGAACAACGTGTCTCTTTTTTAAATCAATTACAAATATCATCTAAATCGATACAAGACCAAAATTCATTGTCATATTTTTCGTTTTTAAAAACGAACAAAAAGGATACATATACGGAACAAAGAAAAATATATATGGCTTTGAAACAATCACAGGTAATTGCATATGAGATGATTACAACATATGCGCGTATTTCTTCAAAAGATATTGGGCGTCAATTATCTTATCTAACAGTAAAAAAAAATAAAACTATATTGGAAGAGAATAAATACAAGGCGTTGGGATTGTATTATGACAATGTTAAAAAAAACATATATCAGATAAAGGGTCTTATACCTTTTTCTATTTATTGGGATGTAAAAAAAATAGATAGTAATATAGATATATTGATAACACAAAATAAAAGATATATTGGGGATGTCTATGATAGAACTGGTCTAATGAACAAAGAAATGGAACAATTGACAACACAATATCAAAAAGCGGTGGATGTATTGATACCTGAAATTTCAGAAGGTGGTATTATGAAAACGTGTAATACGATTACCATAAAGGAATTAAACGAAGAAACGGAAGAAATTCCATTGAATCAAAATGAAGAATTGAAACGTCTATTTTTTTCACGTTTGTATTATAATAAAGATACCCGTTTGGAATTTTATTTTAAAAAGCAATTAAAATATTTATTGAAAGAAAATTTTATTGATATAGAGACATCGAAAAACAAAAATAAGCCATTTTATGTAGCAGAGCAAATGAAACAAACAGAAGGATGGAAAATAACAAAGTCACGTTCTTTTCTACAATGTATTGCAGATGCTTTGAATGGACAGATGCAAATGCTTCAGACATTTACATTGAATAAGTATGCATGTAGACCGTATTTGGATGAATATGATGTAAGTGATGTAAACAAACAGGGGGATGGATACGAAGAAGGTAGATATTTGCCTTTTTCACGTGCGAATGAATATTTATTTACAGAGGCACAATTGAAACATTTGATTTTGGATCATTTGAAAAACTCAGAATATGGTTATTTTCATAAATCGATTCTTCTTTTTCATTCTTATTTATTGATTCCTTATATAAAAGAGTATAAATCCAATCCTATTTATGCAAGAGAATATCCTGATTTGTTGAAAAAAATAGAAAATAAAATAGAATTGGAATGGAATAAATATCGTTATTTCTACAATGGAGGAGAAGAAACCTTTGTCGTTTTTATAAATAACATAACAAAAGCGACTACTGGTTCATATGAAGATTTTTTAGAGAGTAAAATAAAAACGAATGAAGAATTTATAACTAGTATGCGTATGAATAAAGATTACAATCATTATGATAAATTTGCTTTTATTATAGAAAAGGTATTAAAAATTAAAATAGTGACGATGAATACATATACGAAAAATTTACTAGAAGGATTTATAGAAGAAAATACAGCAAACCATCCAGATGATATCACATTTGATAAAATGAATCGTCCTATTTATTTCATAAATAATCCAAGAGAAGATACAATAAAAAACACCATTGAACAAGGTATTATTTTTGATAATCTTATTACAGGTAGTATAAGGAAGGAATTAAAAGATTCGACGGGAAAGGAATTAGAATATATAAGATTGTTGTATTTTTTGGAAATGTTACAAGCATTTTTTTTAGAAAAATATAATTTTTACAAAGAAAAGACACCTCATTTTGATATTATGATTCAGCATTGTAAATTATTATTGTATAATTTGTATGAAATTATCCAAAATTTAAAAATAAATGGTTTATTTTTAATGAAAACAATATCTCAATTACAGAGTCGTAGAGGTAATGTTTTTTTTGGTTTTACATTATCAAAAGGAGATTTGAAAAGGGGATGGGATGCAATATTTTCAGAAAATAGAATAGATGAAAACACGAATATATCGAAATTAAATGACCCAAATATCTCCGAATGGAATAATATTTTGATTCGTTGTATAGTAGATATAGATAAAAAAAATATTGAGTATAAAATAAAAAGGAACAATTATGATACAGTTATGATAACGGCGGAACGAATGTTGGATTGGGAGCAACCTATTTTAAATATAAATGAACCATTTTATTATTATACGGATGATTCATTGTTTGGGAGGAATATGATTCGAGATGCAAAATGGGATTATATCTTTTTGTTGTGTGATAATCCGAAAGATGCGGCTCCGGTATATAATAATATATGCAATGAAAAAAAACCACATTTTGTATATACATTTGAAGAGATTCCTCCGCTGTTTTTATATTTAATATTTAAAGATTTTTTCAAGATAAATCAATTGGAAGATAAAAGACCTGGAACAAGAGAATATTTTTATTCTTATTATCAGTACAATAATCAATGTCTTGTGAAAATGTTGGAATATGAAAAAAAATACAAGGAAAATAGACCGAGTAATATTCTCGAAGAAGTATTACCGAGAATAAAATATGCCACTCCTACAGAAATGGAAAATTTATGGCAAGAGAATAAAGAAGATTTGGAAATCTTGGATAAAAAATCTGACGGGGAAATGCAAATGGGAGGAATGCAAATGGGTGGAATGCAAATGGGTGGTGCGATTGAAAATTCTGTATTACCATCTTCTTATTTAAATACAAATAGAAATCAAAATATGCAATCCCCCTTTTTTCAAAAAGATGAATCTAATTTATCGTATTATGTGATTGTTGATTTGGAATTATATCCTGGAAAAGACGCAATACCTTTCAAACAGAAATTGGTACTAGGTTGTCAATCACGATATGAAAAAATACGACAATCGTGGGCAAAAATGTTTGGATTGATTTATCGTCCATCTGAAATGTATATCCCTGGATATGTTCCTCCAGGTATGAAAAAAGGAGGTTCTTTTACAAAAAGAATGCATCAAGGACAAAGGGGTTTTTTTAGAAAAACGCGTCGAAGTGGAATATAAATTACAAGGACAGAGATAGTATCAAACACTTGAAGATGCAAAGACATCGTTTGATAACAAAGGTTCTAATACACTTGGTAACAAATCGGTAAAAGCTGCTTGTAAATGTTGCGGTATATATTCGAAATCAATAATGAAACGATTGGTTTTGAATTTTTCATAGGCATTTTCTTTCTTCATTCTCTCTTCAAAATAATTACGATCTTCGAAACATTTGGCGGCGGTTTTTGGTCCACAATTTTTTAATACAGGTGTAATATTATCACTTGGATCACCCATTACTATTTTACAAAATAGATCCTTGGCTGCGTTTCCTGTGCTGCTCTTTTGTAGGGCAATATTTTTAAAGGATAGATCGAATATTTGGACTCGAGGTTCTACTAATTGCAAATAATCCTTGTCACTAGTAATAATATAAATACGATTTTCAGGATATTTATCTAATATCCATTTCACAGTGAGTGCGATACAATCATCGGCTTCCAATTCTGGATGCTCTAAAATACACAAGGCGCCAGCTTTTTGAAACCATTCTTCTTCAAAAACGCGTTTAAAATAAAGAGAAGCACCTTCTACAGATTTACGTGTGCCTTTGTAATTATCATGATAAGCATTGCGCCAAATGTTTTCTCTCTTGCAATCTTTTCCAATGAGGAACAAGGGTTTCACATTTTTATTAATACCAATTTCTTTGGGAATATCCTTCAATGTATTTTGAAACGTTTTTTTGAATTTTTCTTCAAACAAAGGTTGTAAATGTACATCTGTCGCCTCTTCAGGGTGTGCATTTTTCCACCAACGCATTATAGAATAAAAACGATGAAAACAAAAATAACTGGCATCAATGATGATAATAGGTTTCAACATATTAGACATTATATTTCTTAATCATTTATTTGTTATTTTTTATATCAATTTTGTAAGAAAAAGAAAATAACCGTACAAAATAAACGAAACAAGTATAGAGAGAAAAAAATAATAATTGTATTGCGAATGAATACTAATAACCTTGTTGTTAGTAGTTTTTTACTCGGATTACCTATATTATATTTTATATTTGTCAAAAAGGATCAATATATAAAAGTGAATAAAATCGTAGATGTATATTTTGAAAGCATTCTTGCTATACAACTGTTTATTTCTATTTTTTTTTGGTCATATCCGATTGTAAATTCAACTATTCATTATATCGATGGAAGAATGGCAAAATTATGCATTGTTACCTTTTCTCTCTATACTGTGTTTTATAAAACATGTTTTCTTTGGTACAAGATTGCCTTTTTGTTTTGTTTATTTGTTTCTTTGGTATTCTTTTTCAAAGGAAGTATCCATTCAATGAGAGAATGGTGCTGTAATGAACACATTTTTAATCATATGTTTTTCCATATATTTATTTCACTTGGTTGTTTCTTTACCTTTTTCTAAGGGAAACGTTCCGTTTCTTTTGTCGAAACGTTCCGTTTCTTAGAACATTTAGTAAGAAAAGAATATATAAAAAACTTGGCTATTGTAAATAATGTGGGGATTTATGAAACAGTTTTATCATTTGTATACAATTGGTTCATTGTGTTTGTATGAATATATCTTGTATGTTTTGTTTGGTAATAAAGCGATACGTATACGAAATATTACAGAATCATTGTCAAAGAAAAATATATTATATGTTAAATTGTTCCAAGCCATTGCAATGAATAAGCAATGGATAGACGATGATATTAATCAGCATTTGTTGCGTTTTACAGACAATGTAGGATATACAGATGATGATATTGATACAGAGTTATTAGAAATATGCAAGAGAGAATATAATTTGGTCCCTATAGAAACAACAACGACAATGAATTATGATTATGATTTTTTTGGAAATGTATTATTTGAATACGAAGAAAAGAGTGAAAAACCGATACGTTCAGGGATGATTTCTCTCATTTATAAGATGAAGCAAGTTGGTAAATGTGGATCAATCATTATTAAAATAAAAAGACGTGGTATTGAAGCTAAACTGAATGAATCGATAGACAATATTTTGTTTTTGTTAAATATAATGAGTTTGTTCCAATGGTTTCAAATATATGATATATTTTCTTCCATTCAGAAAAACATTGAATTATTAAAGAAGCAATTGGATTTCAAAGAAGAAGTAAACAATGTATTGGAATCTCAACGAAATTGTGAGACATTATCATTTATAGAAATTCCATATGTATATCCAGAAATAACCAGAAAACACAAAGACGTGATTATGATGAATTATTTGTATGGAAATACTATTGAGCAAGTGGATAGAAATGATTATCCTATTTATGCCAAGATGTTGATGAATTATAATATGAGTTCTTTATTATTAAATGGAATGAGTCATGGAGATTTACATCCTGGTAATATTCTATTTATAAAGGAAAAAATACCACAAGGTAACGATGAATATATATATAAAATCGGACTGATTGATTTTGGAATAGTGATACGAATTAGTGAAGAAACGAGACGTAATATTTTTTCTACTGTGTTACAGATGTATATGATGCCTATAGAAAATGTGGCACGTGATTTATTATTCTATTCTTTGGAACCGAGAGAAACATTGGAAAAAATACCTGTGGAATATATGAAAAAAATGGTTACTATTTGTTGTCATCATTTCCAAACGGTCCTTGATGACAAAGACGATTTCAACCTATTGAAATTATATGATTTTATTTATGAATTAAACGAATTTAATCGACGTGATGAAATGAAGCATTTTATTCTCACATTAAACGAAGATATAGTAAAAATGCAAATGTCGCTCGCCATGATAAATGGGATTGTATCTTTGTTGACACAGAATCAATTTATGAAATGTATACGTGAGGAAGTAGGTAGTTTGGTTAAATAAATTTATAATAATATTTCTGTTAGTCGACTTTCTTTGTCTACATATGAATCTGTAAAATAAACGATGTAAATAGCGTATCTGGTTTCATCTGTGTTATTTTCCAATCCTTTATGTAGAGTACGTCCATCAAATACGATGGAAGTTCCAGTGTTTGCAGAAACATTTTTTTTGACATATTTTTTTGGATTGTTATTGGGATTTGTTTCACTATGCAGACAAAAAGCAGTGTCTGCTTTGTCATCTAAATAAATCAATTGTGTAATATAAAAAGGTGGTTTTACAAAGTCCTTTTTTCCTGTAATAAAAATATCTCTATGCCAATCACCACTTGTTGAATGGGGTTCTACGGGAAGAATACCTAATTCTTCTTTATATCCATTTGCGTTTTCAAGAATAATGGTTTTTATTTCATTGCGTTGTTTTACAAAGGATTTATTTTCGAGTAACAAGTTCCATATTTTTTTGAGTAGAAAAGGAGGTGGTGTTATTTCAAAACGGCCTCGTTTTCGTTCTAAAAAATTGTTATATTTTTCTGGAAAAGGACGTGGATACTTTTCTATTTTTTTCTTTATCTTCTTTTCGAAAAAATCGTTTATGATTGTTTTTAATAAAAATGCATTTTTTATGGAAATTATATGTGGAATAATTTTTCGCTGGAAAAAGGTGCGGTTTCTATTTTTCTGTGTATAATTATTGGTTTTTTTATTTCGTAATGTTTTCATATATGTAATATATACATATATAAAAATCATATGTGATTAGATGTCCAAGCTTACGGTGTTTCTTTCTGATTTTTGTCGCCGTTTGGATTTCTTTGGCATATTTCCATCCATTTGCATTTCTTTCAACTCTGAAATACTAATGGTACTATTTTCATTGATATTAATTCCTGTAGCTACTCCTGCACCTCCTCCTACATCAGGAATATTGATGGTTTTTGTTTTTAATCCAGACAAAATATCAGAAATATCAGAAGGACCCTTCATTTCAGGACGTGTTACACGTTTGCTTATTTCAGGAGTTCGCGATTCTCTGAAATCAAAACCATCATTGAACGCAGGACTGGATGCAGCCCGACCTGAACTATTCAATGTTCCATAACTATTGTTACCAGGTCGTACGCTTTGCTGTTGCTGTTGCTGTTGCTGTTGCTGTTGCTGTTGCTGTTGCTGTTGCTGTCCTGGATTCATAATACCTCCCATAAATCCAGCAAATCCAGGATTCGTCTGTCCCATTGAATTCACAGCCGCAGTTTGAAACTGACGCATCAGGTCAGGATTCTGACGTAATATATCATCCATTCCTGGCATAGCAGATTTGAACATTGTATTCGACATATGAACCATCATAGCACTTCCACCCAATTGAAACAGTAATTTTAACTCTGGGGCCATTGCCGCACGACTTTTGTACTTGTCATACAACTCTGAAAATATTTCATCATAATCCGTTAAATTTTCATTGAGTTGGTCACTCCAACCATCCAATTTGACATCAAATGGGTCGAATCGGTTGTTTAAAAATTCAATACCATTGATACACGCCATCAACATATTTCCCTGAAATTTAATCGAATTCTGTTTTGCCTTTTCCTCCATAATCATTTCATATTCACCTTGCATCTCTGCCAAAGGCGATTCCATTGTATATTTTTTTGTCAAATTGACTCCCTTTCCCTCTAAAGTTTCTAATCTTCGTAAATACTTGAATTTCTCTCGCAACAATTCCTCCTTTGACATTTGTGGTTGCGAAGAATATACATTCTTGTCCGGATTCAAAGGTATGTTGTTGAATTTTCCATATCCATCCCAAGTCTTTGAATCTCCATCTAAATTAGCTGTACCTTGCCCTAACCCAGAAGAAGATGAATTTGTGTTATTAGAAAAGGGATTCGAATCGAAAGAAGGCGGTGCATCAGAAAACCGAACATTGTTTTTTTGTTCTTCTTGAAAGCTAGATGATGAAGAAAACATATCTGGTTTTGAGAAACCATCATTTTCGCCATCTACTAAATCATTTAATTCTCGTTCCAACAAATTCAAATCATCTAAATGAATATCTGATGTTTGTTTCGAATTTTCCAATTTTTTTTCATTCATTAATAATTCCAATCCTCCCCCAAAATTCGACGACTTCATTGAAGGGTTCCAATCATTGATTGCTGATATGTCTATTATTTCCTCGTTCATTCTTATGAAAGTATAAGAACATTTAATTTTAAGTCTTACGCGAAGGATATATTATTATTTTTGAGACAAATACCAAATTCCTTGTAAAAAGGAATCTGCCAAATCATCCTTCTTTTTATGTTTTTCAAAATATGATTTCCATACATCATCTGTTTTAATATATTCCTTTGTTCTCTCAATACCCAGTTTTTTTCTCTCGGAATAAGACAGTGGTGTTACTTTTTTAATACAAGGTAAAAGTGTCTTTAATTTATTGGAAGCATTGATAAATTCTATCCCACAATCTTTGTATCGCATAATAAAATATTGTGCAATCATACCTTGTATCGTCTTCATACGATTGGCAATAGGACTGATTTGATTTTCAATAATAACCATATCTATCTTTTCATTATTTTGCCCTTGTAAAACGGAATCCCATTTGGTCATCATATTTCTACCAATCGTTACTAAATCTAGTTTGGAAGCATTGGTTTCTTCAATCGGATCAAAACAACTTGTATACAAGTATTCTAAAAAAATAGATTGTAAATCTAATTTTGAAATAGGTTTTGTATACACAATCTTATATTCGTCTGCTAGTTCATACAACGCTTGAAATTTTTGTTTTTTAATAAAGGCAGCATTCATCTTTGATGTGGGAATGTGAAAGGATTGTTTCTTGGCGTGTTTCAAACAGAAACATTGTGTATCCTTTTTAAATTTGGCTGCTTGTTGACAAGGTTGTCCTTCATTGTTCAAGAGAGAACACTTGTAGTCTATCGATTCGGCTACATTGATGGAATCCCATTTTATAATCTGAAAATCATCACCATCCCCCTTTTCCAACAAACAATATGCCAAATGTTTTATCCCAACATCAATACTCAATACTCTCATTATAAGTTGAATACAAAAAAAGTATTTAACTTATTTATTAACAAATTGTTTTACTAATCTCCTTTCTTACTACCAATCAAATAAATACCAAATAAAACAAAAATAAATCCAATAATTTGACTTATTGTATATCTCTCGTTGAATATAATAATACTTACAAACAATAACGCAATGGTTGATCCTACACGCATAAAAATAGCATTTATTAAAGGTGTATTGAATTTCTTATCCATCTCATAAAGCAAAATAGAAGAGAGAACTGTGAGAATAGCAATAAAAAAAATGCAACATAATTGTGTCCATTTTAAAGCATATATGTTTTTTATCATCACATTCTCTCTATCTAAATAAAATTTATACAAGAAAAATAACAATACAAAAATAGATATAAAAAATGTCTGTACAAAGAGCAGTTCATGTGAATGTAATGTTGTTAATATATGTTTTCTGAAATAAGGTGACAATGATTTCAACATTGTTAAACCAAATATATAATGATACATGTGTTATATACATATAATTCTTTTTAATCTATATTTTCATCATTTATTGCACTTTTTTTTGAGAAAAAGAAGACGGTACTGTAATAGAAGGAGCAATCATTCTTGCCTCTAATTGCTCTCTTGATATATATGGATTCTTTAAGTGACTCGTAGAATATCCAAAAGATGGTTGTCTCTCGTCACTTGTAGAATGATATGTAAAAGGAATGTTATTCGATCCTTTTTTTCCAGATTGTACATGGGGATTCAATCCTAAATCATAACAAGATTCCTTGTTATTCAATTTCATTATCTGTGTTGCATTGTTTGTAAGAAACTGACGATATTCCCAATTGGTATGGATTCTCTCTTTATGACGAATCTCATCATTGATTACAGATTCAGGTTGCCAAGAAGCAAAATTTCTACCATCTGACATAATTGGAGGGAAATCAAAATGAATATTATTGGAACCTCCCATATAGCATGTACCCCACGACATTTATTATAAGCTTCGAAAAAAAATATGTTTATAAACATTTATTGAACACCTAACAAAGATAAAATTTTTGTTTTATTTAATTTAGAAGCTTCAGTCGTAATACCCAAATCTGTTACAATAGAGCGCAATTTATTTAATGGCATTTTCTTGTAATCAGTCGTTTCCCCTTCACCTAAAATAGAAAGATCAATCGATTTGATAAAATCTTCACCCGTCAATTTAGCTATAGTCTCTTCCTTTTTTTCCTCGTCCAAATCATTGATGTCACTCAAAAGAATATCATCCACATTTTCATCACTATTCATTGTAATGATTTTAATATTACCATCATCCTCATCTTCGTCTTCATCTTCGTCTTCATCTTCATCTTCATCCTCATCTTCGTCTTCATCCTCATCTTCATCCTCATCCTCATCCTCATCCTCATCCTCATCCTCATCCTCATCATCGGAAACAAGTATTAAATTTTCTCGTACATCTGAACCACCTGTATAATCGATGTTTGTATTTAATTTCAATCGCGTACGAAGAAAGGTCACTTCTTCCGCCAATGTGGTTACTAACCCTAACATAGAAGCAATTTTATGATTTTGTTCATTCCATTTCTGTAAAAAATATAAACTAATGATGCCAATCAGAACCATTGTGATTCCTAAATGAAATAAAAATGAAGTGGGAAATATATCATTTAAAGCCATTCTTAAAAATCATATATATATTTAATTTTTTATTAAAACGAATTAATGTATAAATAATTTTACATAGTAAATATTTTTCTTCTTAAGTGATTAAACTGCTATTGTATTTTCTATAATTTCTTTCGGATAATTCATATTTTTCAATACTTGAACACCTCCACGTTTTTCAGATATACCATCTTTCAAAGTATATGTATACTCTATATCACCATCCTTTTCTCTCGTATCCATATGATAATTCACAAAAGCTGTTTGTTTCTCTAAATGTTTGCATAAATCCGCAAAATGTGTCGTCAATAAAGAATGCACGTTTTTATTTTTAACCAGATAATTCATAAAAGCATTGGCACTCATAACTGCTTCCTCTGGATTTGTCCCGGAATATAATTCATCAAATACACAAAAATGTCTCTTTCCCTCATTTTCCTTGACAATATCCAAAATATCCTTACATCGTCTCGCCTCTGCCTGAAACAAACTGTCTCTTCCAGATGTATCTGGTATATTTAAATAACAATGAATAAAATGAAACGGTTCTAAATAGGCTTCAGAATAAAAGCCAGCCCCTATTTGTTGTGTCAATAAAATGTTAATGAGAGATGATTTTAATACTGTTGTTTTACCAGAAGCATTTGGGCCAGTAATAATCATATTTCGATTCAAATAAATATCATTTGTTTTTGGATGACTGTTTTTCAAAGGAGGATAATAACTGTCTTTGAAATAAGATTCATCTATTTCTTCTGTATTTGTCATTTCTATCGTTTCACCCTCTTTACCCTCTTTACCCTTTTTGCCCTTTTTACCCTTTTTATCCTTTTTGCCCTTTTTACCCGGTTTATCTATTTTCGAGAATTGTACAAAACCATTATCTATATTATCCTTCAATCCTTCTATATTTTCTACAAACCCGTGAAATCCAAAAGAAAACAAAAATGATTCATTCAATGAAACATCCGAATGTAATTTATAAAAGTATTTCAATATATGCCCTAACTGTAAAAACTTTTGTAGTGAAAACTGATAGGGTAAAATCAACTCTAATTCCTTACGCAATGTCGCCAATACAGAGATATGTTCTTTTATTTTTTCATTGAAAGTTTCATATTTTGTCAAGGCAGAAGAAAACGAGAGAAAGGAATACATTTTTTCCTCTGTTTCTTTCAAATACACCTGCAATTGTTTCATATAAGTGTGCATTGTTTTTATATTTTTGTGAAATCGTATACATGTCAATACATTTTGGTAAATAGAAAAGAAGTAAAAAGCAACGCTAATTAGTAAATAAATCTTTTCATCCATTTTAACACTGTTGAATTTTGTAAATAATTTACCAATCGCGTGTCCCTGCAACAATACTGTTAATACTTGTATATATTCAGAAATGGATAATGTTAGACCTTTTGCTTGTATGACAAAAAAAGGAATTATCAAAATAAACAAAGGCATTAACAAAGAGAGAACAGGAGAACACAAATTATATATACTCATTAATTGCAAAAACTCTTTGGAATGATTCAAACTCTCCAAAAATGCCCAATCCAAATATTGATAACGATCCTTGAAACCTGTATCATTTTTAATCGTATCCCATATAGCCAATATGTCATCCGGTTTTACCAGTTCTACACCTGTCTTGTATTGTTTTATCAATTCTTGAGTCTGTTTTAAATAAGTAATATCCGTCGTAAAATGCAACGGCATTTGTTCCAATACCTTTTTACCAATTTGTGTCTTTGGTTGAAATGTATATTCAAAAATAGACGTCCCTGAAGCATCTATTGTTTCTGTCAATTCCAAATCCGTAATGATGTTTTTATGTAATTCCTTTTTTTCTTTGTTGTAATAAAGAGGTATTTTAAAAATATCATTTATTTTTTCTATATTAGAAAGACTCATCTATAACCTCTTTATGGATTAATTATAGCTTTCTTTAACGCAAAGGTTGCCCTTTCTATCGTTTTATCTAATTTTTCTTCTAATTCATAAATATATAAAAAATAAGATGATATCGCTAAAAAAAGCGTACACAACGCCATAAATGTATGAAACATTATAAACATCGTTTCTGTGTACCGCGGTTGTTTGTATAAATATTGAAGAAACAATACAATACATGTAGATATGATAATATTCGGTATATAATGATTCGTATTTTCAGGACCAATATCACTCGGATGTTTGGTTCCAAATAATACATCAAATATATCAGGACCCATATTGTATTTGGGTGAAACGTGATGTAAACTATGCACTTTATTCACACGAATAATACTATAATTAATATTGTGTATCGATGAATAAACAAACACTGAAAACATCAAAATCCACGGATGAATCAAATAGACAATCCACGAATGAAATAATGAATTTTTAAATATTAAAAAAAAAGGTGCAACCGAAAACAATACTCCAAATTCCAAAATAATTTCACTTATCTGCGAAAAGAAATTGTGGTTTGCGTGATGATAACGATGAATACTTGTACAAATGTTTTCAATTCGATGACTGAATTTATGTGTGAAATAAGCCATAGACATACATAACAAAAAATTGATACATCCTAACCAAATGGGTTTTATTGAAAAATGAGATATAATAATAATGGCTGTCAATATCAATGACCATGATATACTATTTTCTTTTATCGAATAAATACATGGTATAAAATTATGATAAGCTTGTTTACATTCCTCTTTTATATAATTCTTACATTTCAAAAATTCCTCTTTTATAAATGTCATAACTTTACCATATACAATTTTACTTCGTTTTTACCGTGACCCAGAGTTATGTATATATGTGTTATGAAAGTCGATAATTTTAAAATCAAATGTTTTTAAACCAATAATACCTAAACATTTCACTGCAATCAATGACCAAACATTAATAAGTAATTCTATCTGTTTTTCATATTCATGGTCACAATTATAAACAATACCACATTTTTCCATATTATGTCTTCTTTCATCACTTGTATTAGTACCCAAATATTTCTCTTCTAAAATAGTCAATGGACATTTGTGAAATACCACCACCGAAAACGCATCCATCGTGATAATAAATAACAATATTACCAAATAATATACATTCGTACAGAATATAAATACTATCGAAACAAACGAAATAAATATACAATGCAACATTAAAAAATAATGGTTTGAAATGGCTTCAAAATGAAACGTCTTGTATACCCAATGACTAACCCTCCTTATTATATTGTTTTTTATATCGTCTATACCTATTTTCTTTCTTTTTTCCTTCTTTCTATGTTTACCTCTTAAAATAGCCATACTTATATATTCATTTTGAAACCTTTTCATATTTCAAACGCTTTTACTATAACATCAATTTATCCAGCGCTGCAGGTAATTCATTAATTTGACAAGCATAATGTGTCTCTATTTCTTTCATTTTACATATATCTCTTCTTGTCACTAAATTAATTCCTATCCCTTTTCGACCCCATCTACCACTTCTACCTATTCTATGTAAATAAGTATGAACACATTTTGAAATATCAAAATTAATCACTACACTTACCTGTTGAATATCTATACCTCTTGCAGTCACATTTGATGAAATAAGAACACGATATTTCCCCACTCTAAAATCAGAAAAAGCATTGTCTCTTTCTTCCTTTTCCATTCCACTATGAATCCTACATACTGGAAATTCATCCTCTATCATTGCATCATACAAATCAGATACTCGTTTCAAACTATTGCAATAGATAATACATTGTGACATTGAAATATAGGAATACAAATCCTTCAATGTTGCATATTTTTGTCTATCATCTTCTACTGCAACATAATATTGTGAAATACCCTCTAATGTTAATTGCTCAGCCTTTACATAAACACGTACAGGGTCTCGCATAATTTTATTAATAATTCCATTTATATACGATGGCAATGTAGCACTAAACAAAGCAACCTGAATATCTTTATTGAAATATTGAAAAATATTATATACCTGTTCTTTGAAACCCGTCGAAAACATCTCATCCGCTTCATCCATAATGACTAATTTGATTTTTTTGGTGGAAAAAACATTTCTTCGCATCATATCATATACACGTCCTGGACATCCCGTGATTATATGTGGCACATTCGATTTCAATTGATATGTATCTTCGTCTATAGAATTACCACCTACCAATACTTGCAAACGCAATCCTTCCAACATTGACCCTATCGAACGAATCACGTTTGCCGTTTGACGACTTAATTCTCTCGTAGGTGATAAAATCAATACTTGAACATTGTTGTCTTTTATATCCACGTTTGACAAAGCCCCAATAGTAAACGTAGCCGTCTTTCCTGTACCCGATTGGGCTTGTGCAATAATATCCTTTTTCATAATCATCGGTTTAATGGCTCTTTTTTGAATTGGACTCGGTTTTTCAAACCCATAAGCATAAATACCTCGTAATAAATTGGCGTCAATTTCTAAATCATCCCAATTTTCAATTTCATAAGAAGGATCATAAATATAATTATCCTCTTCCGTTATTTCATCCTTACCACACTTTCCTATTTCTATTGACATAATAGATATATTTGTCTTTCTATTTAAACTCTTTTCTATTTAATGCTTTTTTACATACATTTAGTTGTACTCGTTCTGCCGTTTTTTCGTCTGTGGATTCTACCAAGATTCCATTAGCAAAAATAGCCGCATTTTTCCCTTTTTTACTATATTCCAAAACAATATGATATATTATTTCTGTTCCTTCTTGACAACATTCTTCCATTCTATCGTCATAATAAGCAATTAATTTATATTTGTCTTCTATTTTTTTTTCATATTGAATATTCATTTCTTTTGTGTAAGCAAACAAGGAATTCATATTGTTATTTTCTTTTTTTGTTAATTTGTCTTTGAGTAAACAATGATTACCTGTTATATACAAATCATCAATCAAACGGAAATCTTTTTTTTTGCTTAATTTATATAAATTATTCAATGAATGTTTCATAGAACATTCCAATATTCCTTTTAATATATATTTGACTGGTTTGTATCCATAAATATTGCCGCGTTTGTATGTCTTTACCAACGTTCCTTCTTCAATATTTTGTATAGATACATAAGTATCCTTGTTATCTATCCAACATAAAATTTGGGTTCCCTTTTTGAAACAAATAATAGCGGATGGTTCTACAGTCACATAAAATGAATCTAAAAAAATAGGGTCATTTTGAACAAGAAACAATGCGATTGTTCCTTTTGTTTGTAAAATAATATTATGAAACACAATTGTGTTTGAACTTTTTTCAATGATGATGGAGGATATTGTACTTCCTGAAATATCTTGTAAACTATATTCACCTTTGAAAAACCTTTGCGGACTTTGATTGATAGGAATGATATAAGTAAGTGAAAATGGTTCATTTTGAACAATGGTTAAACCACTTGTTTCGATTTCTCTCACAGCAGAAAAAAAGGAAGTCAATTGATACGGTTCATTGAAAGGAGCAAAGGAATGCCATACATCCAAGGGGGATAAAAAAAAATTGGCAATTTCATTGCTCCATCCAAAAGAACAACCAGTCTGAATGGGATTGGGTATTATAGAACTACTACCATACAACAACAATAGACCTTCTGTAGGGGCAAAATAACAGTTTTCTATAATCACCAAGCATCCTTGAATACTACCATTTATATTTTTACCAAACAAACCTCCTGCGCTTATAGTTGGATCTTGGGTTTGTATTGTTCCTGTGGCATACGAATTAGATAATCTAACTATACAATCTGTTGCAGGGTTATTGATATCACTTCCACAAATGCCTCCTGAATTACCATTAATGTCGCCTCTTGAGTAACATTGAAAAATATCAAGAGTACAATTACTAGAATTGAAATGGACTGCGGAACAACAAATACCTCCACTTTCTCCTACAATATTTCCTGTGGAATAACAATAAGAAACAATAGTATTATTATTTTTTGATTTCAAGCACAACTCACGACCGATGATACCCCCTCCTTCAATAATACCCGTAGAATAACAATAAGATATAACAAGAATAGCATTTTCTGCACCAGAAATAGCATATGCACCTACAATACCTCCACAATTTTTATTCATGTTTCCAGTAGAATAACATTGAAGAACGGAAATATTTGTATCATTGGATATAACTTGTAAATATGATCCACAAATACCTCCACTGTTTTCACCTATCATCTCTCCTTCCGAATAACAATTGGATATTCGTAATATATTATTACTATTGACTGTGGAATTTTTATCTGCACCATAAATTCCACCTGCACTTTGTCCTATGTTTCCTATAGAATAGCAATGATTTATTGTTACGGTATTGTTATTACAATTTGTCTTGTCGTTTATATGTCCACCATAAATGCCACCCGCATTACTTTGTATGATTCCTGTAGAATAACATCGTGTAATCAAACATGATGCACCATTAAAATCGTTATTGCAACCACAAATACCACCACCATAAATAGTCCCTGAAGAAAAACAATTTGTTATTACACATGTAGATAGATTTCCTGCATTGGAACCACAAATACCACCGCAATATTGACCAATGTTTCCTGTAGAACTACAATTAGTAACAGAACCGCAGAAATAGGATTGCCCAATCCAACCACATAGAATATCAATTTGTGAACCATCTTGTGTATCTATATGCACATTTTGAACAATAAAAGTATTGTATCCAGGAGAATCAACAATACCATTTTGTATCAAACCAATATAATAACCTTGACTGGATATATTGTTTTTGGCACTATTGACCGGATTATTATAATTAGCAATTTGAATTGTATGTCCATTCCCTTCCAATGTAATATTACTCGCACCAACAATAAAATATTGTTGGATCGTCGAATATCTCAATACAATGTTTTCTGTAATTGATACAGTATAATTACCTGTACCTGCCAATGTAATTGGAAAACTATGTGTGTCTATAAAATTTTGATCAATGTTGAATGGTCCTGATATAGTTGTCATTTTCTATTATACATTTATTATACATTATTATGCTTAATTGTCAGCATAGTAGGTTGCATTAATTTATAATAAATGATAATATTGATGCATAATTGTATTTTAACAATATAAATAAACAAATTAAAAAGTAATATAAAAAAACGCCAACAATAGAAACAATATGACGGAAGTCAATATACGACGATATACATTACATGATTTTTCGAATATTACGTTCAATGGGTTTAATTATACTTTACCGGAGGATACAATAAAAATTATAAGTGAATTGACGAGTCAAGTGGGTTCACCGACATATATTAAAACTCCTACGTTTCACAGGATAGAGAGAAATGGGGATGAGTTTGTTGCAAATAACAAAAAAAAGAAAAAGGCGATGAAACCAAATGAAGTATTAAATGATGAAGATTGGGATACAATTCGAACGTTTCAGGCGACAAAGTTAGTTCAAAAGGAAGGATGGGAAGCAGAAATGGATATTATTCGTTCTTCTTTGAATAAAATGACGGAAAAGAATTACAAGGAGCAGAGTGTTATTATTATAGATATTTTGCATAGACTTTTGACAGAGACGGCAGAAATGTCCAATGTAGGTAATGCTATTTTTGAAATTGCATCCAACAATCGTTTTTATTCAAAATTGTATGCGGATTTGTATAGCGATTTAATCTCCAATTTTGACATTATGAAGACTATATTTTATAAAAATTTCAACGAATTTCTGGAAATTTTCAATAATATAGAGCACGTAAATGCAGAAGAGAATTACGATGCTTTTTGTAGAATAAATAAAAACAACGAGAGAAGAAAAGCATTAAGTTCTTTTTTTGTGAATGTGACACTTCATAAAATTATAACGGTGGAAAAGATTATAGAATTGAATGTTCATTTATTGACAAATGTAATGCAATACATAAAAGAAGACAATAAAAAATCAGAAGTGGATGAAATGGTGGAAAATATTGCTATTTTGTATAACAAAGTATGGTTTGAAGAGGTCGAATGGTTTATGGAAACTATTCGACATTTGGCACATAGTAAGCCGAAATCATATCCAAGTTTGTCAAACAAATCGATTTTTAAATGTATGGATATGATTGAAATGTAATCACCATATAACGAATCGTTTCATCACCTTGTCATTTTTGAGGTCTTCCATATATCCCCATAAAATTTTACGTTTCAAAACTATTTCCGCATTTGCTTCATTTCTCTCAAACAGTAGAATGATACTAATAATTTCTTGTTTCTTCATGGTTCGTGCTTGTTTATTTATTCCATAATATTCGCAAATTAATAAAAGTTGTTTGTTGTTGAAATTATTATCATAGAAAGTTATTTGTGAGAGAATTATATCATCTTCATCATCTATCAACTCTTGTTCAAATTCTTGTAATAGATTTTGAATATCATTATCCTTGGGTTCCAATTCATACAATGTATAAGATATTGCTTCCATATAGATACATATATATATTTCTTTATTACTTTTGAGTAAAAATATGTGTTTGAAGCGTTTTCCGTTTCTCTCTTTTTTACCAAACAATATATAATATGGTTTTTTCAAGATTGAATAAAGCGGTTCAATATTCAGAATTAAAAAGTATAGATAAGGATGATATTGAAAAGGAGGCAATATTATATGAAATTATCATAGAAAATGAAGAAATGAAACATATTGAAATCATAGTTGCTGTTGGCAATATGAAGGACAATTACAAGGAGCAGGGGGTTATTTATTTTCCACTTTATTTAGTAAAAAAAAACAAAAAGGTTGTACAGATAGGTTTGTATGAAATAGAGACGAGAGAACAGAGTAAATATGTAGATAAAAGGGGTAATTTTAAATTAGAGAAATGGGAAACGAAATACAGAGATCCTTTGTTGTATTCTTTTGTTACGAGAGATATGTTGATGGAACTTCGGTTAAAGCCAGAGGCGCATACAGATTTTGATGAAGAAAAGGATGTAGAAAAAGATGTAGAAAAGGATATAGAAAAGGATGTAGAAAAGGATATTCTGGATATTCCCGAGATTCGTCGTGATATTTTTACAAAAGCAGCACATATGGTTGTACCGTCTTCTTTGAAACAAGAAACAAAGATGGATGCAAAGAGAGAAAGAGATGAATATAAAAGTGTTTCAAAGGATGTATCAAAGAATGCAACATGGATACAACAATATATGGAAAACAATCAATATTATATAGTGGATAATGAAGGAGGCGGTGATTGTTTATTTGCTACGGTGAGAGATGCTTTTGCACAAATAGGTCATCAAACGACTATTCTTCAATTGCGAGAGAAAATTGCCAAAGAGGTTGATGATAAAATGTATTTTAATTATAAAGAAATATATGACAATGCTAGTCAGTCTATAATTGAAGACACCAAGATATTGAAAGAATTACAAAAGCAGCATATATCTCTCAAAACAAAGTTTGAAAATACATTGGGAAGAGATGAAAAGAGAGATTTGATTGACGCAGCAAAAAAGGTAACAAATGAGATGCAACATAAAACGGAAGAAAAAAAGATATCACAAGAAATAGTATCAGAATTTGCTTTTATGAAAAAGGTGAAAAGTAAAGAAGATTTGCAAAAAATGATGACAACATGTGAATTTTGGGGGGACACGTGGTCGATTTCTACACTGGAGAGAATATTGAATATTAAATTTATTTTATTATCGCAGGAAGCTTATAGAAACAAGGATTTACGGAATGTTCTTGCTTGTGGTCAATTGAATGATTTGGTATTGGAATCAAAGGGTATATTTGAGCCTGAATATTATATTATAGTGGAATATAGTGGATATCATTACAAGTTAATTGGATATAAAACGAAGCAAATTTTTACATTCAGAGAGATACCATTTGATATAAAAAAGATGATTGTAGAGAAATGTTTAGAGAAAAACGCGGGTCCTTTTTATATTATTCCTGATTTTTTGGTATTAAAGGAGGAGATGAACAAGAATGGTTCGGAAGAAGAACCAAAATTTGAAGAATTATCAGAATCAAAAATCTTGGATTTATATGACGACGATGTGGTATTTCTTTTTTATTCCAAATCAAATGACAAACCGTTGCCTGGAAAGGGTGCTGGGGAAAAGGTACCTGAATCCGAGTTACGTGATTATTCAGAATTAGCAAATATACCGAGTTGGCGAAAGAAATTATCGAATTTTTGGGTGGATCCTTTTACATTGGACAACCATCGTTGGTCTTCAGTCGAGCATTATTACCAGGCATCAAAATTCAAAGAAAATAACCCAGAATTTTACTTGTCCTTTTCACTCGATTCAGGAACAGAATTATCAAAGGATACAGTAATGGCGAAAGCGGCGGGTGGTAAAACAGGTAAATTTAAGGGTACATTGTTGAGACCCAAAGAGGTAACAATGGATCCTCATTTTTTCCCCAAACGTTCAGAACAGGAAATGTATCAAGCACAAAAGGCAAAATTTAATCAGAATGAAGAATTGAAACGTTTGTTATTGGCTACCAAGCGTGCCAAATTAATGCATCATCAGCGTGGATCCGAGCCTGTTTTGTTTGAAACGTTGATGAAGGTGCGTCACGAATTGCGTCCTCCCCCGTCTATTTTATAAAAATTGAAAACTTTTTTATTATTGTTATGATCTGTATACATAATGAGAGAGAATAATACATTCGTACCAATATACAGATCGTTATTGAATGAAGATACATCAATGTATATGGTATCTTTTTTGGATACTCATACAAGGTTACGGTTATTTACATATAAGTATTCACCGAATAAAATCAATACATTGCTGTCTGGGTTACCAAAGACGATACAGAATTGTAAACGTTTGATTGCATGTATGCAATATATACGACCTATATTGAATAAATGTTTGGATAAAAAGGGTGAACTATATAATGATATTGGGTATTATTTAACAAGTGAACGTTTCTCCTTGCAAGTTATAGATGAACATATTACGTATTATTGTAATAAAATGATTCGTATTATTATAATAGCGTTGAAACATTATACAAAGATGTACAAACCAATTATTGTATACACAGAAAATATATATATACCATTGTACAAGAGAATTATTAACACGCCTATGATTGAATCCTTTGAAAAGGCGATTGTAAAAATGTATATTTATATTCTCTCCATTTCAAAATAATGAAAGTATTTTATATACATATATATAGATACTATGAAGTGGACGAATCCAAGCGCGGAGTTGCTATCTTTTTTTATGGACAATCAATGTATTCAGCCTATTCATATAAATAAACGAAATAATATTCTTTCCTTATTTTCTCTCGTGATAGAAGCTCAACGATGGTTTCATCAAGAGAAACGTAAAGATTCGCAATGGATAAAGTTATCAAAACGATCTGTTTATAATATAAAGGATATACCGAAACCGATTACTTTTAAGCGGTCTAGCTTTCCAGAAGATGTGATGGAACATATTGAAACATTTTCAAAAACTGTATTTACTTATACCTTTTCTCTCTTTCATCGTAAAATAACTATTCATTTCATTTTGGAAAAGGGGGATAAAGAAAAAGGGGATAAAGAAAAAGGGGATAAAGAAAAAGAAGAGATATACAATGATTATGTAGAGAGAATTATATTATGGCTCTATATTGTTCACGCACATTCAGCCACTCATTGTTCTCACGAATTGCATCTTTTTTTGTATCAGACCTCTCTTTTGAAGGAATTACCAGATTCGAATGAAACAATATTGGATCAACATCATGTGAATACGGCTTTTACTTATACATGTCCTCGTGTCAGTGAGATTGTGGTATATAGAAAGGAGGAATGGTTCAAGGTATTGATTCACGAGACATTTCATAATTTTGCACTGGATTTTTCAAATATGACATTGGAAAATTGTAACAAGAGAATATTACACATGTTTCCAGTAGATTCCAAAGTAAATTTATATGAAGCATATACAGAGACATGGGCACGTATATGGAATGCTGTTTTTTGTAGTTTTTTTTCTACTACGTTTAAAAAAAGAGATGAATCGTATTTTCTCTCTACATTTGATATTTTAATGCGAATTGAAATTATCTTTTCTTTTTTTCAAATGGTAAAGGTATTGCATTTTATGGGTTTACGTTATAAAGATATAATACATCGGGATACAAAAAATAGTTATCGAGAGAAAACCAATGTATTGGCATATTTTATTATTACAATGGTTTTATTGGATAATTATGAAAATTTTCTCTCGTGGTCGAAGCATAACAATGGTAATGCGCTGTTTGTCTTTCGAAAAACACAAAAGAATGTCGGTTCCTTTTGTGATTTTATTGAAAAAAAATACAAATCACCATCTATTTTACAAGGGGTTGAATGTATGGAATCCTTTTTATCCAATATAAATCCGAAAGAAAGGAAGGAATTGTTTTTATTGAAAAATATGCGAATGACAGCATCTGAATGGGGATAAGGTCCGTTAGGACTGACTGGTTAAAAGTCCGTTAGGACTGACTGGTTAAAAGTCCATTAGGACTGACTGGTTGATAAAGTCCATTAGTTTCATCTATGATGATTATATCGTTTGCTTCTATTTCGTCGTCGTGATCGCCGTCTTTTCGTCCGTCGTCTTCTTCTACCACCTGAAGTAGTAGGTTCACCAAATATAAGAAAATCACCTGTCGTCTTTATGTATTTCAACATTTGTGGCTCCTTCGTGGGATTCAAGATGTCAGAAAATGCATATGTATTTCCCTGTACTAATAATCCAGATATATCATAATTATCATTTCTTTCTCTACCTTTATTATTAGAACTTATATCCCACTTAAAAAAATGATAGTGTGTATCTTGGGTATTTTCATTTTCATTTATACTTTCATCAAATTGCAATACAATTTGATCGCGTTTATAAAAAACCGGACCTCTTTCCCGAATAGCATAATCTTTCGATTCAATAAAAAAGGGTTCCATTTATATTAATTATATATTATTTTTTTCTTAATATAAATGACAAAATAATTAATCCTTTGTTTTGGAATGATACTTACAAAAGGTAGTGAAAGGTAATGCAAAGCGTGCACACGGTTTTTCATTATTACATGTATACTTGTACATTCCATTTCCAATGGATTTCTTGTTGGAACGCCACGCAGCACTCGATTCGTCAAAATCGATTGACAATTCTTGTAATATTTTCGTTTGTGAACGTGTTTTCATTTTATTAGATACTTGTTTCAGAGGAACATAATAATAATCATTTCATTTTTTTTTCAATAGTAATTTATATTATTATTGTAAAGTAATAGTATTACAAAATGAAATTAATAAAAAATGAAAAATATGGAAATATCACCTTTATATCTTTTTACGGTGTTGTTTTAACAAGATTAACCTATTTAGATGACGCAGAATTTGTAGAAAAATACTGTTCCATTTTTGGCCCTATTATTAGTGAAAAAATAATGCAATGTATTGATGTAGCACATTTAGAAGATATATTCAACGATGAAAAAATATTTCATTTAAATGATTCGTCACATTCTATTCCTACTTTTACAAGAAAAGGTAAGAAATACATTGCTTTTTCAGATGGTGAAAACAATATGGCAAAACGTATTAATATTGTGAATGATGAAGAAAAAGGGAAAAAGGCGCGATTACACGCAAAATGTGCTAATCATTTTGTAAGTTATATATCAATTGCTACTTCCAATTATGGTGAAGTATACGTTATTGCAGATAAACGAATTCCGCATACTATTTGGGTCACTTTTCGAGGAGCATATAGCCCCAAGACACTGTCAAATTTTCTGAATTTTGATTCCTTGTTTCCTTTTAATGTGAATAAAGAAGGGTATATTTACAGTTTGTTAAAAATTTTAATGGAAATAATACATACGTTGCTTGAATCGATACGTTATTTATGTGTTCATCATTTGAAAAGTGTAAATCCGAATTCTGTAAAAATAATGACGACAGGTCATTCTATTGGTGGTGCATTGAGTACTATTTTTTCTTATTATTGGATTAAAATACGAGATACACATCCATACAATTCGTCTGATTATAATTTTCTACAAAAACAAATCGGATGTTTTACAGTGGCTAGTCTCAGATGTATGAACCAATATGTAAGTGAACAATTTTGCAAATATATAAAACAAAAAAAAATCGCATTTTCAAGACTTGCCACCAAAGGTGATATAGTAACCGCTATTCCCTTTAAAGAATCAGGGTTTCATCATCCTTGCTCGGATAATTCAAAAGACTTTGTACATAATTGTCAATCTACTACCGACAGTAATTATGAAACATCTTTGGACTGTATCAAAGAAGAAAATACATACGATAATGTTAATGTGTATGCCCACGGTAATTATTTAAATATATTATACAGAATCACCTTGGTGAAACATTTTACTGTTTCCAATATGTTTTTTACGACTGCGGAAATATATAAAAAAAACGGTAATCCTGTTTGTCGCATTATTTTATATGACAACAATATCCATAAAGCGGTTTTTTTTGATATGACAAAAATACGTGCATCCGCATCTTTTACCACGAATGGTCTTGCTTCGTTTTTTATATCAAAAGAAACACATCCTTGTGATGGTGAAGATGTATTTATTACCAAGAAACAATTCGATGAACTCATCAACAAAGCATTTCCTATTCGCGGTAAAAGCAAATCACCGAAAAGGTCGTCATATATAATTACAGATTTTTCAAGGGACAATACGAAAAATCCAGTATGTAGAACAATGAAACAAAGGAACAATACAAAAACGAAAACAGAAAAGAAAAGAAAATTGAAATAAAAATGAGATTTGAAACAAAGAATATAAACTATATGGGTATTCGACATTTGAATCAATATTTAATGAAACATTGCAAAAAATCGATACAGATGCATTCGTTTTCTGTATTATCAAACAGAACTATTTGTATTGATGCACATAATTATATGTATAAATTTGCTACAGACAATGCATTGCTTCCGCATATGACTATTTTATTGTCCTTGTTTCAAAGCTACAATATTTCTCCTATCTTTGTTTTCGATGGGAAAGCCCCTATTGAAAAAAGAGACCTTTTACAGAAAAGAAGGCAAGATAGATGGGAGGCGAAGAATCAATGTACTTTGTTATTGGAACGTTGGAATGCAAGCACGGAAGAAGAACGTGGTGCATTAGAGGAGGAATTATTACAGTGGAAACGACGTGCGGTTTATTTGTCATATGAAAATATAATGGATGTTAAGAAACTTATTGGTTCCTTTGGATATACTATTATAGAGGCAGAAGGAGAGGCTGACGAAGAATGTGCGTTGCTTGTAAAGCGAGGAAAGGTATGGGCTTGTATGAGCGAGGATATGGATATGTTTGTATATGGTTGTGAACGCATTGTTCGTAATGTGCAATTAAATAATGCGCATTTGACATTGTATTCTGTACGAGATATTTTACATCATCTTGGATTTTCACAAGAAGAATTGCGGGAAATTTGTGTTCTTTCGGGGACGGATTATAATACTGTGGATACTTCTTCTTTTCATTTATTAAAAACCATAAAAATGTACAAAAAATACAAATATAATATGTCTCTTTCTTCTGGAAAACAAATTTCATTTTATGAATGGTTGAAAAAAAAAATGCAATATGATATCAATATTCCTTTACTCTTGCATATTAATCAAATGTTTCAAGTTACGTAATACTACTACGTTTTATATATTATCTAAAAATATTATATGAATAATAATGTCGATTTATACGCAAAAAAATATACCCTTTTTTTTCTAAGAGAAAATATTTATGTCCTTTCATTATGGGATATACTCAAAACACAAACACTTGACGAATCCTTTGCCTTTCATTTTATTCTCAACAAAAATATTCAACTTTTAGAATCTGAAGAAAAAATTACAATACATGATGTATTGTATTGGCAACCCCATTTGGACCCCTTTTTACTAACATACATGACACTGTTCTGTAAACAAGATTGTTCCTTTCCCAATTTTGAAGCTTACGCTTCCTCCTTTTGAAACTTATGTTTCCTCTATTCAAAAAATAATAAATGTATTTTTATTATTTTTTTATACGATTTACGTTTTACGTTTTACGATTTACGATTTACGATTTACGATTTACGCAGTTGCCTCTGCAGCAATAACAGCCTCTACCTTTACATTCTTGGAAAAGTGAGGACTCATATATCTCTGTAGATTGAAATAAGTCAACTCATCTGTCTTCTTCAACTTAAGAAGAGCAGCTAACTTGGCATCAGGATTGATCTTGCGACCATTGTCCACATCCTGCAACTTGTTGGTGCGAATGTAAGCATTGATATCACGAGTCACAGCAGTGCGTGCCATCTCGGTACCCTTGTCTTTTCCCAAAAAAGACGCAAGCTCATCGCTGATACGTGTGGGCTTAACAAAACCACTGGGTGCGCGGTTTCCTGATTTTCTTTTACGCTTCGAATTTTGCTTCTGAGCAATCTTAAGTTCACGGTTCCACTTCTTTTCAAGAACACGATACTCGTTCTTCAAAGAAGAAATAAGAACACTCACCTGCTGAAGCTTAGCAAGGAAATCAATCGATTGATCAGTAAGAGACGAATCGGTAGGAATAATTTCTACATCAACAGAAGCATCAATCGTAGCATCTGCCTTTACATCAATAATCGGTTCAATAACATTCTTAGCTACCTTTGCCTTGGTAGTCTTCTTTACTTCTGTAGTAACAGGAACAGAAAGCGCAACCGGTTCAGTGGTCTTGGAGGTGGTGGTGGTTGTGGTGGGTTTACTGGTTCTAGCCATTATACTATACCTTAATATTTACTTTTTAAGTTATTTAACGCAAATAATATATATTTGTGATGTGAAGAAGTCACAAATGAAAAAAGAAAGACCTAAATATACGAAACCGATTGAAACAACCACGGAAGTGACGCTGCCGCATTTTCATTTACTAATGTCAAAGCACCCAATACATAATAAGCACCTAAAGCTTTACTATCTTTGTCTATACCCATTTTTACAAATTTTTCTATAATAGGCAAAATAAAAAGATGCATTTGTGAAATATTCTGCATTTGATACAAATGATGCATCATATATCCACGAAAAGGATCACCATACGGAGGACAAATGTTCTTTTTAACTTCGTCCGCTATCTGTGCCCTATAATTCCAGATATCCATCAATTCTCTCGTAAATTTCTGCAATGCTGGTCTATTCAATGAGAGAAACCAAGCAGGATCACTATAATTTCCTAAAGAATCAATCACTTGAAACAAATCCAACACCCGCAACTCTATACTCTTTTGTTGTGTCACTTGTATGTCTTCTATTTCTATATCTATTGGTATTTTTAATAATTTGCTCAATTTTATCAGATGCTTCATCGTGTGCATCATAGTATGAGATATAGAATTTCTATTATAGGGGTTTTTTGCATCCTTTCCTGTTTTTACAAGTAAATTATAGAGAGAAATAATATCAAAACCATAAATGAAATCATCATTGTCCTTATAACTAATAAATTGAGAATAAGGTAATGTTTTCATTTCCTCCATAGAGAGAAAATCACACATATTTGTACATAATTCTCTCTTGAAAAAGGCAGGTCCGTGCAAATCATTGTACTTTCTTTGTAAATTTCCACGAAATAATTTCTGTATCTTGGTTGCATGTTCTGAATAATACAAATGATAGAAAATACGCGATTTTAATTCATTTTTGTTTCCCGATATTTTTAATTTATATTTTTTTGCTGTTGTTTTTAATTGTTGTACATTCCATTTCTGTCTTATTATATCTGTTGTATGTTGAACTATTTCATTATCATTTTCATCTTGCTTTATTGCTACTTTCTCTCTTTGTTTCATATATGCTTCACTTTTTTCATTCAAATATTGAATATACTCCTCCATTTTATCTGTTATTGTATTTTTTTCTTTCATATAATATATATCTATAAATAAAATCTTTCTGTATTGGTTTTCTTTTTTATTTATTTTCAATGAGAGATAGTACAATTAAATCAATACTTTATGCTTTTTTCGTTATTTTAAAAAAAAATTGATTTAAAGATTTGACAATGTAATATATCATAAAGTTGTTATAATGGCTGATACAATCATCGACGGTACTCAATTCAATGTGCAGAATATCAAGTATTCTTCTCCCAAGGCAAATAGTTCAGGTGGAAAGAATGTTAATATCTTGAACAAGACCACAAATACTGGTATTCGTATTTCAACCCCATTGCTTCTCACCTGGGGAGCATCTGATTTCCAAGATCCACAAACGGGCAAGGGAAACGGTAAGTTTGAAATGTCTCTGCAATTTCCCAGAGAAGAATATAAAAATCCTGATACTGAGGCGTTTCTTAAGAACATCCAGGCTTTTGAACAAAAAATCAAGGATGATGCTTTAATTAATTCAAAAGAGTGGTTTGGAAAAGTACATAAAAATTCAGAAGTAGTAGAAGCATTATATACACCCATTTTAAAATATAGTAAAGATAAAGTTACCGGTGAACCAGATTACAACAAAGCACCTACTCTGCGAGTCAAAATTCCTTCGTGGGAAGGATCTTTCAGAGTCGAGGTATATGATGATGATTTCCAGAAACTTTTCCCTAATTCAGAAAATCCATTGATTACACCTATGGAATTAATTCAAAAGGGAACCAATGTTGCAGCACTTATCCAGTGCGGTGGAATTTGGTTTGCAAATGGTAAGTTTGGTGTTACTTGGAAATTGGTTCAGGTAGTTGTACAAAAACCACGTGGAGCTTTATCAGGACAATGCTTTATTCAATTGAAGACTTCAGATAAGGAAAAGTTAAAGTCTACTATCCCACCAGTTGTGGATGTAATCGACCAAGATGATATTCCCTTTCGAAAGAATGTGGAAGAAGTTGAAGATTCGGATGAGGAAGAAGAATACGAGGAAATCAAGTTGGAAAATGTTGAGACGAAAATCAAAGTCGAAGAGGTAAAAGCGGAAGTAAATGTAGAAGTAAAGACCCTTGTCGATGAGCAGCAGGATGCGGAGCCAAAGAAGAAGAAGATTGTTAAGAAAAAGATAGCAAGTGCTATTGAGTAAACTATTGTTGTTGTTGTAAAATAAACTATTGTTGTTGTAAAATAAACGAAACTTTTTTTTTATCCAATAAGAATCCAATAAAAACAAAATAAAGATAATCAAAACAAATATAATCAAATGAAACTATATTTGTTTTTCTATTATATCCAACTAGCAGTCGGTTTGCAACGAATTTGGTTCTTGCGTCATTGTGACAAACCACATAACAAAGACAATCCTTGCTGTAGTAAAAAGGGTTATCAACGTGCAAATAATTGGCATTTATATTTTCAAACTTGGATACCCCAAACAAGTCGTATCGCCATATACACATCCAGTTTTCACGAAAAAAAAATGTGCATACAAAATACCAATTCCATTAATACAAACAAACAATGTCAAAAATCACAACGAATGTGGATTACAGCACAAACCATTTATAATAATCTACATATCTATTTCCCCTTTTATAAAACAATTCACAGCAATTTTTGTATCGGAGAATATAAAAAAGTATTACAACATATCAAAAAAGATGCTTTGTCTTTCACAGATGCCATTGTAATATGGGAACATACCGAAATAATAGAAATGATTCGTGCATTAGGTATAGAAACAAAACATGTACATAACAATATATATCATCTCGTATTTTTGGTGGATTTACAATCAAAAACACTCTATTATGATTATTATTCTCTATTTAATGAATCCCATAAACCAATATTAAAATTGACTACTATTTCCGACTATTTTGAAACAACTCTTGGTCATAAAAAGGAAAATAATATCATTATTTTTTTATCTAAATTATTGCTCCCGTCGTTTATATTCCTTGTCCTTTGTTATGTATTATTTTATCTTTTTTGTTGCCAATCAATTCGAAGTCAATACCAAGAAATACCATAACACTAATTATTTGAGAGTTATATGACATATAATATCACTACGATTTTCCACATTGTATATATTTCTCTCGTTTATTTTCGCAATCCCCATTCTCTTGAAAACAAACATCTGTTCCCGTCTAAGAAATAATTTGTCTGTTTGTATATACATTTGTCTTTGTTCAATACAAACTTGTATCGTTTTTGTCTCCAAGAGAGAAAGAGACAACGAAATAGGCTCGCAATAAATATGTATATTGTTATTCTCATCTATTGTTATATTTTTAGGTAGATTAGGTACACATTTAATGACAAAATCATTCGCATCCACATCTTCAAAAACCATCTCACTATGCCACAATGGCACAAAATAACGTTCTCCTTTATATTCGTATTTATATACATTGTTTTCCATTAAATCCTGCAAAGAAGGTCGAAGCACAACCATAGCTTCTATCTCCTGGCATTTCTTTTCCAAAATATCTTGTAACTGCCTCATTGTTTCTTCTTCTATACGTAAAATATCCTTGAAACGAATAATAAAAGGCAATAAATGAATCGCTGTCTCTCTATCTATCTTTTCAAATATCTGCAATGTAACATTATGACATCCTTTTTGCATCATTGAAAGAAGAATATCATATATTTTATCATCAGGCTGAAACCATTCCCCTAAAAAAGATTGTAGAAAAAAAGCATACGAATTGTTGTTTACCTTTTCTTCCTCTTCTTCCTCTTCTTCCTGCCATTCTCTCTGTATAGTTTCATATGCTTCGTTTATTTCCTGAAACCTTGCAGTACTTCCATTTTTATCTGGATGATTCGCCAACGCCATTCGATAATATTGCCTCTTTACCTCTGCGAGAGAAACCAGTTTGTCTAACTGTAATATTTGACAAGCTTGTTGAATATCCATTATTTACAATAATACAAACTTCTAAACCTTTTATACATATCTTACATTTCGTGCACCAATGACATCAAAAAAAATATGTAGTTTTCTAAATGATAAATCGGTCTATAATTATTATTGTAATATTGAAAAAATGTATAGGTTTTTATAAAGAGAATAGATAAATCCTTCTTCTTTATTTTATTTTGCTTAATAAATACAGATAAAATATACCAAATACAATCCGTAATATTCAAATTATAAATTAAAATATCATATAAATAATCACGTAAACGAATAAATTTCATATTTTGCATATCATGTATTTCTTGTATTATCTTGTCGCATATTATTTTATGTGGTTGTAATAATTCACACAAAGCGGATTCTTCTGTCAACGGTAGAGAAGCTAATAATTTTATATTCGAAATATGTTCCAAGGGAACATCAATTCTCATTTTTGTTTTGAGACATTTGTTATATATAGAACGTGTCGGTCTTGGGACATGAATAATTTCACAACAATTTAAAATATTATCTGGTATAAAACTGACCTCTTCTGTGATTAAAATATATTTCAAATCTACTGAATTCGCATTGTTTTGTTGCATATAACTATAAAAATTTTCTAGTAATTCATTATGTATATGATTAAATGATTTACATACAATGATACCAGATGTTTCCTGTTTGGCAGAAATAATATCAACCAATTGTATATAAATTTCGTGCCATAATAATTTAGAATTGCAACCCAAAAGAGACATATCTATTTCATAATGAATATCACTTATTTTTAAGAAATAAGGTTGCTTGTTAAAAGTAACACTAATTTTTTTTTCATATTTTAAATCGGATGGACTGTATTTTCGTATGGATTTCAACATCTGTGTATATTTTCCAACTCCCTTGGGTCCATAAAAAACAATGTTTTTAAAATCCGAAATTTTTGATGGAAATGATTGAAATATTTTTTCCAATTTGGGATGCAAATTTACCTTTTCAGAGGATTGTATATATTCTTCAAAATGTGTCTCCAGAAATTTCATTCTGTTGCCTTGTATTGTATACCTTGATTCTTTATTTCTATTTCTTACGTTTATGTTTAATGTGTATTTTTGCAATAATATATAAACAGATTTACTTTATATATATTATGAATCTTGCGAAAACAACCGAACAATATGATAATTCCAATTTATTCTTCTGTGAACCTATCAAAAACAATATAATGAATGAAGGTAATTTTATACGTATCATTTATTCCAATCCCCTCTTTGTTTTAAATGGACTCAATATACTAATCCCTCTTAACAATGTTCATTTTGAAAAATATTATAACAAATACAAATGCACCTTTCCCATTCTCCCTAACAAAGATATTGTAGACAAATTACAAAACATTGAAGAAGATTTATTGAAAAAAGTTTATATCAAAAATAAAATACCCCAATACAAAATACATGAACAAATGAAAAATGGATGCATCAAATTATTTCTGGAAAATATAGACAAAATTTATTCCTTTCCGTCTGTTATTATGTTTATGGTAAAAATTTCAGGTATTTGGGAAACCGACTATCATTATGGATTGACATTTAAATTTATACAAGCCAATCATTTGTAGAATATTATCCATCCGTCGAATAAAAAAACAAAATGGTATTAATAATATATGCATTCACACAGGTCAATAAACCTAATAACATAAGCCCCGATGAACTTGCTATATCTAACATTTTCTTCACCTTGAATACATCCTTTTCAAAACTATACAACAAAATAGCTACTTGCAAAATAATCAATCCTACTAGTGACCTAGTATACAATTTATATCCAGATGCAACGTTCCCTGAAACAATCCTATCTTGGTTTAAAAAGAATATTTTGAAAAGTGACATATAAACAAGAGACAAAAATAACAATGGGAAAATTGAAAATAGTAATGACATCAAGGAACCCGATGGACTGTTTACATAACCTAATACAATTTCTGTAAAACAGAGAAATACTGTTGTTAAAAGGAAAAGATAACCTAATAAGGAACCACGAACCGCATTAAGAGAATAAATACCACTTGTTATAGCTAAAATAATGACGGATACTATCAAAAGACCCTTGTAAATATTATGCAATATATTAGTAATATTTTTCGATAAAGATGTATCCATCTTTCTAATCTGTATATTATAAAATGATATTATTATCTCTCATTTATATATTGTTTGCATTCATCTAATTGTCTTTGTAAATCTTGGATTTTAAGAACAAGTAAAGGTATCATTTCTAAATAATTTATAGTTTTCATTTCCTTTGGACATTCAGTTGATTCCAAAGAGCCTTCAACTTCAAGGGAAATTATTTCATTTACTAAATGTGGAAACAATGGTTCTACATCTTGTGCTATAAACCCAAAATGAGGCTTTCCATCCGTTTCTTTTATAAGAATGTATTGTTTGGGAGACAATTGCATAAATCCATCTAGATACTGTTGTTCAATATCTATAATATTGTCTTTTATACAAATGTCTGATGGATTGCTAATTGTACCTCCGACTACCAAATTATTGGGTATATAAACATTTGCATTCAAATTAGTAGGTGTTAAATAATTGGGTATACCCTTGTAATTCGCATATTTCCACGTTTGAAACACAGGAGAAGCAGGAAATGATTTTACAATCGATGTGGAACCCGTTTTTAAAGATTGATTGGAAGTATACATGATGTATATTTTGTATATATTTTTTATCCTTGCATCTATTGCATTTTAGAAAAAAAGGGGTTGTGCATTTAAATACCTCTTTTTTTTTTCATAAATATATACAAATGAGTCGGTTTGAAACACATACAAATTATCCTTTGATTCCAAATAGCAAAGAATATATGATTGAAAAAAAAGTAGTCAGTATACATTCAGAAGACAGAGACTATTTCAAATGGCCTGATGCGTGCAATTTTGAAATCGAATTGCCTTCCGATTATCTAAATGTAGCATCCGTCAGTTTGGGTAGCTACTGTTTCCCATCCAATTACAACACCTTTTCTGTAGAACGAGGAAATTTAACAATGACATTTAAAATTACCAAAATTTACAATCCTACTGATTATCTACCTGTAGATTATATAGACTCGGAAGGAAAACATCAAATAGGAGACCCCCATCCTGAGATTACGAAAATACAAAAGGTTATATATGCAGCCCTTACTGCATATGGAGACAAGGAATATTTATTTGCTATTACACAAGGCTTCTATAATCCAGGACAAATAGCTACAGAAATCACCAACCAAATGAATCAAACAATTAATTTGATTGTATTGGAATATTTAAAAGCTACAAATCAAGATGCATTAAGTAAAGAATTTATACAAATGGGAGGTTACAATCAGTTTGTTGTAGCATATAATAACGTATCACAAACCTTGTGGTTTGGAAACAAAAGTTCTTCTTTTGTTTTGACAAACGATTCCAACTTGTACAAATTAAAATCCGATTTATTCACAAATCCTTGCGCTACATTTGTTTCACAAATGCCTGAATATCAAAATTGGGGGCTTCCTAGCTATCTTGGATTTTTTCGATGTGCTGTTAATTCTGTTAAAAACGCCATTCCCAATATTTATCCGCGTTTTTATTACGGTGAAGCATTACAGAGTGGAGATAATGGTTATTGGTTGACACCTGATGTTGGTTATTACAATACATATGTAAATTATATCCAAGCTAATCAAAAAATAAATTTAATGGGTGATGCTTATATTTATATGGAAATTGTAGGGTTTAATTCGATTGATGAGACCATACCCTTTTCTGTAGATAGTTTTACAACAACAACCAATTCCACATTGGGTGTTCATAATTCCGCCTTTGCAAAAATACCTGTAGAATCACCTCCTGTGTCGCAATTTTTTGAATTTCCTGTAAATGAAAACATCAAGGTGTTTAACCCACCAGCCGAAAGAATACGACGTATTCGTGTCAAACTTCGCTATCACAATGGTCAATTGGTTGATTTTGGTAAATTCAATCACTCGTTTACCTTGATTTTCAACGTTTTAACACCACAATTACTATCATATAAAAAATCACCACCTTAAAAGCTTCATAAGAACTGCTTGTTTCTCTCTTTATTCCAAACAAAGAGAGAAGTTATTGTCTTTTTTTCGTTTTATATTTCTTGGTTGTTCTTTTCTTATTTGTTCTTCTTTTACTTTTCTTGTTTTTTCTTTTACCTTTCTTTGTTCTTCTTTTTCCTCCACTTGTCATAGGACTAACTTCAGATCTAATTTGTTGATCTCCAACATATACTACACCATATTGTTCAGGGTTAGTAAAAACTCCATCATTACATGTATATGTTACTTCTCCTTTTTCTTCCCATTTATCACCATCAAAATAATATCTTTTTGCTTTACAAGTTGTTGTATTAGTATTATAATCAATAATTTTTTTATAAAATAAGTCGCCTTTAGATGGACCTCCCGCTTTTAATATATTATATTTAACATAACCATTTTTTGGAATAAATATATATTCCTCTTGATTATTTTCATTTTTAATATATTCTTTTTTGTCTATTGGATCTATTATTTTGGATCTCTCTCCTTCTTTAATTTGTGAACCCTGTATACTCACCCAATCGTTTGTATCACTGACTTTTTTATTTTTTGGTTTTGAAAAAATAAATAAAGCAGCTGAGGTACTGTCATAATATTGATCATCTATTTCTACTTCTACACCAGGGGGATAATTTGATATATGATAATTTGGTCTATTTGTTGCATTCATTTTTGCAGTCATTGAATTCTCCCCTGTAACTTTTCCATTAGTCACACTATAAATTGTACCAATATCTCCAATTTCTTTCACTCTCTCTCTGTTAAAATACCCTTTTATTCCTGTAAAAAACCCCTGCATTTTATTATATAATAACTATATTTTTTTATTTTTTCTAAATAGAATATAAATGCCATTTATTGGTACATATAACTCAGCAATGCGTATTCTCTCGAGTATAGGAAAAGGAACGTGCAAGGGGTCGTGCAAGTCTTCTTGGATAAACAATTTAAAATATGCCCTAAACACAAAAACGAATCCCCTCCATTTAACAAAGAGAGAAAGGCAAAATATGACGAAAAAAATACGCGATGTTTCTGGACGTAAAGCGATACAGAATCATAGTAAAACATTGAAACGATTTAAAGGAAGACCTTCACCATCTCTCCCCGCCAACCAATTCTGTGGAAAAACAGTAAAAGGAAACGATGGGAACATGTATATATCCAAACCCAATAAAAACGGTGTTTGTTCGTGGAAACGCGTCTAGGATTATATCGACAATTGATATTTCTCTCGTATCCACCCTTTTATCAAATCAATATGTCCTCTTTTATAATCACCTTTAAAACCATCGAGTTTATAAAAGGCAGGACGTTTCATTCGTTCCGTTTTGTAGAAAATATAATCACCATATTCACCTTTCCGGATATCTATTGTATCGGTTATTTTTCTTACTATATTTGAGGTAGATGTTTTGGAAACAATGGCTGCAATTACTTCTTCGAGAGAAATGTTTTCAATGGGTCTATTTCCAATGAGAATAGACAAGGACACATTGATATCACCCCATTTTGTATACCATCCATATTTCCCCTTTTGTACAATAATTGATTTCCCTTGATATAAACCCATATCTCTTTTTGTATCCTTTTTATCGTCTACAATTTCAGACAAAGAAAAAGTTCCCTGCAATGTAATATCCGGTTTCACAGAGAGAAAAGACACTGATGCATCCTTTGCATCTACACGCTTTATAACAGGTCCGTTTTTTCCTATAAGAAAGGTGTGTTCTTCGTCAATCACAATATCTGCTTTTTTCTTTCCAATTTTCACTTCTTCTAAACATTTTTGTAAAATAGAATAGCAAGAAGAACAAATTGCTTGCCAATCTGATTTATTACTTGTTACTAAATCCAAGGCTGCTTCCATTTCATTTGTATATTCATATCGAAAGAGAGAAGTAAAATGTTGCGATATAAATTCACAAACAAGAACCCCCAAGGGTTGAATGACTAATTTTCCTTTTTCTGCGCCTATTTCTCTCTTGATTATCGATTCACTAATCATTCCATTTCCCATTTCATTTCTTCGCCATTCCATAACAGAACAATCTACATTTATACCAGGTATATCCTTTTTTACAACATATTTTCTCTCTTGAATCTTTTCTACGAGAGAAGAAAAGGTAGAAGGACGACCAATACCTTGTTGCTCCAATAAATGAACCAATCTTGCTTCTGTATAATGTTGTCCCTTTCCTTGTAAAGTCATTTCACTTCGAATAGAAAGGCATTCGATAACCTTTTCCCTTTTCTCTCGTGAGAGAAATGCAAATTCCTTTGAATCATTCAATCCCTTTTTTTTAATAATTTTGAATCCAGAAAATACAATTTGTTCACATTTGTATTCGTAGTATCGTTTTTGAGGTGCTGATATAGTTGCTGTCAAGGAATCGTATTCCGCAGCAGACATACAACTTTCCACAGTAGTTTCCCATATTAATTTATATAATTTTTTTTCTCTAGCTGTTATTGTTTCTGAATCAGGAATTTCACGGTATTCAATATGAGTAGGACGAATAGCTTCGTGCGCAGATGTTTTTTCCTTTTTTATTGAAAAGAGTGAAGAAGAAAGAAAGGATGTATCATTGCATTCACATAGAATCCATTTTTTAACAGAAGAGAGAAATTCATCACAATAATCACTACTATCAGTTCTCATATAAGTAATATGTCCCGCTTCATATAGATGTTGTGCCAAACGCATTGTTTCTTTCGGTGAAAAATGCAATTCGTTACTAGCCTTTTGTTGCAACAGTGATGTAGTCAATGGTTTTGGTTGTTCATAATATATACGTTTCGGTAAAGATACAGAGAGAAGATGGCAAAAATTGGTTGATTCTTCCATAAAAGAATGTACCTCTTCTCTCTCGGTAAAATTCGTAATAAGAGAAAAAGGAAGACACAAGGATGTAAAATAGCCAGTAGTTTGAAAGACAGTGTTACCTTGATGATTACGAATTTCTTTGTCGTTGTCGTAAATAATTTGCAAAGCAGGCGTTTGGCAACGGCCGGCGGATAGTGAGTTGGATATATGTTTCCATAAAACGGGTGAAACGGTAAATCCTACTAAGAAATCGAGTATTTGTCGTGCTTGCTGTGAATATACGAGGGGCATATTGAGTTTTTGGGGTGAATGTATTGCTGAAAGAATAGCTGATTCGGTTATTTCGTGAAATACGATGCGTTTGGTTTCGCGGATAGAGAGAGAAAAGAGGTCACAAATATGCCACGCGATGGCTTCTCCTTCACGATCTGCATCAGTAGCTAAAATTACCTCATCTACCTTGGCTATTTCAGAACGCATCCATTCGACATGTTTCCTTTTTCTCTCGTCATTTACGATGGAATAGGTAACACAAAATCCGTTTTCAACATCGATATCTTTGAGAGAAGCGATTTCTCTCAGATGTCCAAAACTGGCAATGACTTTATAACCGGATCCCAAGAATGATTCTATTTTTTTACATTTGGAAGGCGATTCTACAATAACCAAGGTTTTTGTAAAGACATTCTTCTTTGGCATTTTATAATATATACGAGAGAATGGTTTAAATATTTTTGTAAATAATATAAAAATATTAAATACAAAATGGTAAGATTTTTACAATTGTCAAAAATGATTATAAACACAAAATATATACATACGATTGCAAAGAGAGAAAACATATATACTATTCATTTGATAGATCCTTCTCAAAATATTGGATACTTTTTATATGGATCAGGTATATATTCCGTTACAAATAAAACAATCGAAATATGTTCTGAAAAAGATACAATCGATTTCCCTATCTTGGAAAAATGGATAAAAGATACAAATTTTGATTTCAAAAATTAATATTTAAAGACAAAACAATTTAAAGACAAAACAATTTAAAGACAAAACAATTTAAAGACAAAACAATTTAAAGACAAAACAATTTAAAGACGAAACAATTTAAAGACAAAACAATTTAAAGACAAAACAATTTAAAGACAAAACAATTTAAAGACAAAACAATTTAAAGACAAAACAATTTAAAGACAAAACAATTTCTATAATATATGTCATATTCTACATCCCACGTTATTGAGATGCCACCCACTTTTGAAGAACCAGATATAAATGGGTACACAATATATACAAAAAGTTATTGTATATTCTGTGATAAAGTAAAACAATTACTTGATTCATTAGATAAACCTTATACAGTAGTATTATGCGATTCTTATTTGGAAAATTTCAAATTCTCCTTTTTAGATTTCATCAAAGAGAGAACAGGACGAGAATACAAAACATTTCCAATGGTTTTCTATAAAAGTAGATTTATCGGAGGATTCTCAGATACTGAAGAATATTGTAAAAAAGAAAAAGCTTTCGAAGATGTAGAAACAGGTAGTATATTTTAAATTAACTCTGCATTCTTGCATTCTTGAATTTTGACCACGAAATATCAATCGGTTCTGCCCTTTCTTCCACCGTTTCATATTGTGCATCCAATTTAGCAGATTTCTTCAAAGCACTGTCTATATATAGTTTCTTTAATAATGTACCAACCGCAAATGAACCTTCATGTTGATCTAATTCACCCTTTTCTATCTGTTCCAATATATTCAAAAAATCAAACAAAATAGTCATATCTATCTCATCCTTTCTTATTTTATTGTAAATATCAGTATAATAAGTAAACAAAAAACTACATTCTATCATTGATTCATTCATTATCGTTTCCATATCGTCCCCATATTTACTCTTTAAAAGCACCAAAGAAGCTACGTCACTTTTCAATAATTCACTATGTTTTAGTTGACGTATTAATTCCGTTTGATCTTCTACATTATTGGCTTGGATCATCTTTTGTAGTTGTAACCGTGCCTTGTCATCCATTTGTTCCATTTTATAATGATGGCAAATAAAATGTTTTATAGTTTACAACGCGTTCAAAGTATTAGAGTCTTTATTTTTCTTCATATAATATAGTATGCCACAACAAACCCCAGGTGTTGTTCAACCACAATATGCTTCACAACAATCAGGAAGTCCATATCAAGCCGCTTATCTAGCACATCAACAAACAATAACAGCTCATAGTAACTTGTTAAAAGCAGCAAAAGGAGGTAAAAAAGGCGGAGATGCAGGAACCGCTGAAATTTCTACCGTTAAACCGATATATCCATCCAATATGGCACCAGGAACCGATGTAGTTTCACAACAAGCATTGGTAGCAGCAGCCAGTAATAAATTATTTACACAAAAATTAACAGACGGTGTAACTTTACAAAAAGGAGGATACAAGAGAAAAAAAAAATCACAAAGACAAACAAAAAGAAATTCAAAGGGACGAACAAAAAGAAAATCGAAAAGACAATCAAAAAGAAAATCGCAAAGATTTATTTGAAAATATATTATGATATAGTAAATTATGCCAAAGGGAATTGATTGGGTATATTTAATATATGTTAATTTAGGTTTTTTCGCTTTGACAATATCCATTTATATTTATAGCTTTTATACTCAAATAAAAGAAGACTGGCCAAAATACAGATGTAATCCTATGTTTATGCCATTGTCCGATGATATACAAGCAGATTTTGTATATTGTGTCCAAAATATGCAAACTAATTTTATGGGTTATTTGTTAGAACCGCTTACATATATCACATCCAGTTTATCCAATATGGGTTTCGGATTTACCGATGCAATTGATTCAATACGCATTGTTATTAGCAACATACGTACCTTTATCGCCAGCATTTCTGATTCTATTATGGGTGTTTTTGTAAATATAACCGTCGAATCACAGAAATTGGGAATAGGTTTACAACATTTGATAGGAAAGATTATAGGCACAGTTGTAACACTTATGTATATTATGGAAGGAACTATTAAAACAACACAATCTACATGGAATGGTCCACCAGGACAGACATTACGTTATTTGGGATCTTGTTTCGACCCATCCACCCTCGTAAAATTAAAAAATGGTTCTATTTTAGCGATGAAAGATATACAACTCAATGATGTATTAGAAAATGGTGCCATTGTCAAAACAACAATGAAAATAGCTACCAATCCCCTTGAAACTTTTTATTCATTACCAGGAGGTGTCAATGAAATACCTATTTATGTAACAGGAACACATTATATTCTATATAAAACTACATATATTCAAGTGAGTGAACATCCAGACGCTATAAAATGTCCAGAACATACCACTGAATATCTTAGTTGTCTTGTAACAAGCGATCATTCTATTGTTTTAGGTAATCATCACTTTTATGATTGGGAAGATTATCGTCTGCAAAAATAAATCTTCTTTAGATAAAGAGTAGAAATATAAATGAATATTCACCGTGCATATAGTATGGAGCCTTCTCCCCCTATAAATGAAATTAAAAAGGATACATCAAGAATTATTAATGGAATGTATGACGGATTACATTTTTTTGATATATATGGTGGATCCTTTTTTATTTTTTTATTCTTATGTCTCATTTTGTTTTCAGTCATTGCCTTTACAACTATTATGAAACAAATCGGCCCCATTAAGAACGATTGGGCTGCACAACGATGTAATCCAAAAGTAATTCCATTTGCCGGTTTCATCAATAAACCCGATGATTCTACCATTGTCGAATACACAGGTGAAAATTTTAACTATTGTTTGCAACAAATTTTGACTTCCATTACAGGATATGCTGTGGATCCATTGACCTTTGTTACTTATGGATTACAAGATTTATATAATGCTATTTCGGATGTCATTACTTCTGTTCGTAATATTGTTTCCAATGTACGCACATATATTCAAAATATAAGCCAGGAAATAATGCAACGTATTGCCAATATTATGGTTTTCATTCAAAAAATTATGCTTGCGTTTCGTGATAGTATGCAAAAAGTAAATGGTGTTTTGGCAGCTGGTATGTATACAGCATTGGGTAGTTATTTTACATTAAAATCATTTTTCGGTGCGTTTTTACAATTGACTGTCATTGCGTTGATTGTAATGGCTGCTTTGATTATTACATTGATGATATTTCCTATTTTTGGAAATTATGCTATTTATTTGCGCGTCGTTTTTGAACTAATTAGTATACCATTGGTTATTATTATAGCCTTTCTAAGAGTTGTTATGCATATTAAATTTAATAGTCCTATACCATCTCTACCTAGTTGTTTTGATAAAGATACGAAAATAGAAAGAAAGGATGGTTCAATGGCGTGTATTTCTGAAATACGCCCTGGTGACTTGTTAAAAAACAACGTAGAAGTAACAGCTGTTCTACAATTGGATGCAACCAATCAAGAATTATTTAATATATATGATATCATAGTTAGTGGAAAACATCGGGTTTTGTATAAAGATAAATGGATATATGTTTCAGAACATCCAGATGGAAAAAAAATAGAAAACAATGAATCTTGGTTATATTGTTTGAATACAACATCGAAAACAATTGATGTGGGGGGTATCCTCTTTTGTGATTGGGACGAAATATTCGAAAAAGAGATACAAATTCTTTCAAAACAGATGGGATTTCATATGGAAAAGAATAAAATTCATTTGTGGTTTCATCATGGATTTTCACCAGATACAACTATTCCTATATCGCTCGATGAATCTTGCAAGATAAAGGATATTCGCGTAAGACAACAACTATGGAATAAAGAAAATGGTGCGAATGATATCACAGTATATGGTATTGTGACAATGCTTTCAGAGGCAAGTTTAGGACAATCTGTATATCATATTTTGACAGACAAGGGATTTTTTTATGTAAAAGAAGAAGACGAATGGCAAAAAAGAAAAGATTATAACTCTTGCATTGAATCTTTTTTATAGATGGTTACAAATAATTATCTATGAATTATGTATAAATGGAGTTAAGACTTAACATTCGAAGTGAAATTGTATTAGTCATTTTGGTTGTATTATTCATTATGATGTTGCATATTTTTTGTTCATGTGCAAGACCCCCCCTTTACGAAGGATTCGAACAAAAAGCAACTGCTGAAAAAGGTGCCGCAAAAGGTGCTACAGGTCCCAAAACAAAAGGTGCTGCCGCTGCTGTTGCTGCAGGAAAATTAAAAAACGCAATAAAACCAAATGTTAAGGAGGGATTCACAGTTGCTAATATCAACAATGGTAATTCTGAACCATATAATTTATATCAAGATGTTTCTGTGAATACTTCTGCTTGGTCGGACCCAAGTTTGACATATGCAAAAGGAGGAAAACCAAACACAGCTGCTCAAAGTATTTTTAATAGACCTACACAACCTGTTCCTCTTCCTGAAGGTGAACTCGTTTTTTTCGCAAACAATCAATTCAAACCTGAATGTTGTCCCAATTCCTATTCCAATGGTTCTGGATGTGCGTGTATGACAGTGAATCAATACAAGTATCTTATTGATCGTGGTGGCAACAATGTTCCTTATAGTGAATATTAAGATGACAAACTATTTCTTTGTTTTATAGCATAAAATACAATACGTAATACTCATTGACTTTTCTGTCCACCCTGACATAAAGTCAATTTCATCTTCTTCCCATATGTGTTCACAAACAACCGGTTTAATTGCTGGCTCTTTAAGTCTTTTTATAGAAGTATTTAGAGACTCTACGCGGCGTTTTTTATATGGTTGCATTTTATACTGTTATTATAATCTTATGTTTTTGTAATCAATTTTTTATAAAAATCTATATGCATACTATATAAAAATGCCATATACGATTCGCAAAGTTTCACGTCGAAATTGTTATACTGTAAGAAAGATGGATAAAAGAAAAAAACATCGCGTTTTATCCAAATGCACTTCTTTAACCAAAGCAAAAAAACAGATTCGCCTTTTGTACGCTGTAGACAATCCGAATTTTGTTCTCAGAAAGAAAAGTGGAACTAGAAGTAGAAAGAACAAATAAATATTTGTTCATTATTAATAAAAATAATATTTATATTTTATATAATGCCTTATATAATAAATACTTCTATTGCATTTAAAAAGGATGAAATGAATGATCTTAAAAAAAATATTGGAAAAAAACATTCTAATCCAAGCACTTATTATTCCGGAGAATGCCCAAATACCGAAGGTATTTATTTAAAATTTAATATTATTGGTGATTTATTTTCTAACAGTATTTTTTCTAATAACAGTATTTTTTTTCTGAATATACCTGTCACACTTGAGATAGATGATCCAATAGCATTGTTTTTACTTAATAATAAAAAAACTAAAAGTATCTTTGAAATGATTTATGAACTAAAATATGATATAAATCATAAAGGATTATATAAACGTAAATATGGAGATGATGATATAAATACAATTCGAACAAACATATGTCACAAAATAGAAGAAGACCAAAAAAATAGTTATGGTTTTGACCAACCAAAAGTATCATGTAAACCAACATGTACAGGTGGAAAAAGAAAATCGAAAAGAAAGACTCAATTCAAAAGAACCAAAAAAGCAAACAAAAAAAGAAAAGTAAAATCCAAACGTAGAATACGTTAAAATAAAGTTTGTTAATATTATTTATTTCTTGTTGAAAGTCAACATTTAGATATACATCGTTCGGAACAGCATATTTTCATCACGATCTTTTTTGATCAACTTGTCAACAATATCTTTTGTCACTGCAAACGGAAATGCGACTTTCAATGACATATCTTCTTCAAACAAATTACTTCCCGGTTTCATTAGTCTATACAAGTTCAGCTTGGTATATACAATCTCCAGACAACGTTTCAAATTACGCACTCCATCTTCCTTGTTACAATAATTATCAATAATATAATGCAATGTCTCGTCCGGAATTACAATATCCTCTTTTTCAAATTTTACTTGATCTCGGATACGTGGTAGTAAATATTCTGTACCAATCACCGTCTTTTGTTTCTGATTATATCCCTTGGTCTGGATACGATACATTCGATCTTTCAGAATCGGATTCACTTTGCTTTCATCATTATAACTAAAGATAAACAGACATTTACTCAAATCAAAATCAATCTCTGAAAAATATTTATCGTGGAATTGACTATTTTGTGTTGTATCCGTTAAATGTGTTAGAATCCCTGCAATTTCCTCACCTTTTGGTGTATCACTTATCTTGTCCAATTCGTCAAAATAAATCACTGGATTCATACACTTGCTATCAATAAGAATTTGAACAATTTTTCCCCAAATACTACCTTCGTATGTATACGAATGTCCTTCCAAAAAACTACTATCAGTAGCACCACCCAACGCAATAAAGGCAAACGGACGATTCAAAATCTTACTAATACCCTCTTTTACAAGCGACGTCTTTCCCGTTCCTGGAGGTCCGTGAATTGCTACTGAAGAACCAATCGCTGCTGGATTTGTAATAAGTTGACCTAACATTTGCATAATTTGCATTTTGGCATCGTTGAGTCCATACACAGCAGCATCCAGAATATGTTTGGCATTGTCCATAAAATCGTGACATTTTTCGACACCATCACTAAGTTGAATAGGTAGATTCTGTGTTTTTCCAAATGGAATTCTCATAAAAGCATCTACCCAACTTTTGATTTTATAATATTCTCCTGATCCCGGTTCCATATAACGAAGTGTGGTTATCTTTTTCATCGCTACTGCTTTAAAAGTAGATGGAATGTCTGATTCTAATAGTGATATACGATAAGGTTTTTCAACTCGACTTATCTTGTTGATTTCACGCATCTGTTTGATTATTTTTTTCTGATTTTCTATTTCCATACAACCAAAGAAAGTATAATCGTTGGTCGTATTCTTATCACGCAAAATACGCTTGAATATACGTTCGTTTTTACCCTTTTGTTTCTGCTGTTTCTTGTTGGTATGTTTCTCCCTTTTCGCAATATTTTCTTCACATACACGTATACATTCATTTATCATTGGGTTCTTTTGTTGTATCCCTTTTAACTGTTTCAATAAGTCTTGGTCTGAAATGTTTTCATTTGCATTATCGTTAACAACTTCCAACGTTTCATCTTTTACTATTTTCTTTTTTGTTACCTTTTTTTGTTTTTTGTCGTCTATGTCTTCATCTGTATCTTCATCTGTATCTTCATCTGTATCTGAAACAGATGATACATCTTCATCTTCATCTTCTGTATCTTCTGGATCAATATCTTCATAGTCTGAATCATAATCTTCCCAATCTTCTTCCTCTTCTTCTGAATTACCAATAGTAAAAACAATATTAAATTTACTTTCTTTTTTTCCATCGTCTTCTTCTTCTTCGTCATCCTCATCCTGTTTTCTCTTTCTTGAAACCTTCTTGTCTTTTGTCTTATTCTCTTTCTTTTTTTCCTTTTCTTTTCCCTTTTCTTTAGACGTCTTCGTCTTTTCCTGTCGCTTTTCATCTTTCTTTTTCTTTGTATGTTTATCTTCTTTTACAGAATAATATTCTTCCTCTTCCTCTTCCTCTTCTTCCTCCTCCTCTTCATCATATGAACTTATATCGGAATCCTCTTCTTCATCACTATTTAAATCATCTATTTTGTTTATCATTTTTTTGAGTTTCTCTCCCATTTTTACTTGTTTGTCCAGATTTTTAGATGGAAACAATTGCTTCAAAAATTTCTTATATTCCAAAGCATCCATTTCGTCCTCTTCATCGGAATCAATGAAATCATCATCATCATCATCCGAATTGTTTCTTTTACGCGCCTGATTCTTTGCATCTATTTTCTTTGTATCTTCACGCTTGGTAACAAGTTTCTTTTCTTTTGTCATTCTTTTATTACCCATTCTTTGTTTTAAATCATAATCAATTTTTATTTTATTCAATTGAATAAAAAATTGATTTAAAACAATCTAAATATAATTATATTTATATAAGGAATAATGTCAGGGAACAAAAAGTCGAACGCGGTAAGTTCATATACAAACACACCTTCCAAGATTATTGGTATTCAGTTTAGTATATTATCTCCTGAAGAAATACGTAATGGTTCCGTTGCAGAAATTACTTCGAGGGATACATATGTAAACAATAAACCAATTATTGGAGGGTTATTTGATCCTAGAATGGGAGTCCTAGAACCAGGACTCATTTGTCCAACCGATGGACACGATTATATGCAGACTCCTGGTTATTTTGGTCATATCGAATTGGCACGCCCCGTCTTTTATATTCAATATTTAAGCACTGTTCTCAAAGTATTACGTTGTGTATGTTTCAAGTGTAGTAAATTATTAATAAGCAAAGAAAAATACAAACAAGCATTGAAAATGTTATCAGAAGCGCGATGGAAATATGTATTTGCATTGGCATCCAAGATAAAACGATGTGGTGAAGATACTGAAGATGGATGTGGTTGTTTACAACCCCAAAAGATACGCAAGGATGGACTAGCAACTATTTATGCAGAATGGAAAGGTGACGCTTCTTCATCAACAGAAGGAGGTGACAATATTTCCATCAAGATTACACCTGAAATGGCAGTTAAAATTTGTAAACGTATTTCTGACGAAGATGTATCCTTTATGGGATTCAGTCCGATTTGGTCACGCCCTGATTGGATGATTTGTCAAGTAATGGCTGTACCACCTCCAGCAATGCGACCTTCTGTAAAACATGATGCACAACAACGTTCTGAAGATGATTTAAGTCATATCTTGGTCAATATTATAAAAACAAACAAGACATTACAAGACAAAATCAATGTTAATGCACCCGCTAATGTGATTGATGATTGGACGACTGTATTGCAATACTATGTAGCAACACAAGTAGACAACAAGATTCCAGGCGTGGCATCAGTAGCACAGAGGTCGGGACGTCCGTTGAAATCTATCAAGGACCGACTGAATGGAAAAGGGGGTCGTATGCGTGGAAACTTAATGGCAAAACGTGTGGATTTCTCAGCACGGTCTGTTATTACTGCGGACCCAAATATTTCTATTCGTGAACTCGGTATCCCATTGAAAATCGCCAAGAATATCACTAAACCTGTTCTCGTGAATGACGTGAATAGAGCTTTCTTGATGCAACTCGTACTAAATGGACCCGATGACTGGCCCGGTGCCAAAATTCTAGAACGCAAAAATGGCGATTCTATTACGTTGCGCTATGTAGACAGAAAATCAATTGCGTTGGAAAATGGAGACATCGTTCATCGTCATATGATGGACGGTGACCCAGTTTTATTCAACCGGCAGCCAACATTGCATAGAATGTCGATGATGTGTCACATCGCTCGTGTAATGAAACGTGGTGACACTTTTAGATTGAATGTTGCAACGACCCGACCGTACAATGCGGACTTCGATGGTGATAGATCTTGTCACCAACAGGGAGCGTGAAAAGCGTGTTACTCCCTAGTTGAAAATATAATAATTCTAATATAAAGTCTTTTATAGTATAATAAATAATGGAGTATAGTGCCAATTTGAAAAATTCAATACTTGATAATGATACCTACCGATATTGTGAAATTTATAAAATAACAAACCAAATCAACCAAAAGGTATATATAGGTCAAGCGGTCTCACATATATTAAATCATAAGAGATATCGCCCATATGGAATGGAAGGACGTTTTCGTTCCCATATAAGCGAAGCATTCTCTTCAAAAAAAAATCAATGTCATTATTTGAACAATGCAATACGTAAATATGGTACTGAACATTTCAAATTACAATTACTATGTATTTGTAAAATGGATGAAGCAGATCATACAGAAACGGAACACATCTTAAAATATAATTCACTATTTCCATATGGTTATAATTTGAATACTGGAGGTAAAGCATCAATGCATACCAATGAAAGTAGAAAGAGAGTTTCCAATGGTGTTATTAGTTATTTTAAAGATAGAAAGTTTCAAAAATTTACAGGAGTTATTATTGATAATAATTCTGACATAGAAAAATATGTGAGACCGCTTAGACGTAATAATATACAATATGGTTGGTATGTCTATATTCAAGGAAAAAAAGCGGATTTTGGTGGCACTCATATTTCATTAGATGAAAGCAAAAAAATGGCAAAAGACTTTATATTAGAATTATTATATTTTCAGCAACGTGACCAAATTGCGGGAAACCCCTAAAGTTATCACTACCACTCTTGTTTAGAAATGAACAAAGAGGAACTCGGTTAACTGCCGAACCCAATGGTAAGAATGTGATAAATGGAACAATGGGCAATCCGCAGCCAAGCTCCTACACTCGTTATGATAGAGTATGGAGAAGGTTCAGAGACTAAACGGTTACGGGTCGTAAATGAGGGTCTAATCAACCTGATACGGCACAAGATATAGTCCGTCCCCTATGGAAACTTAGGGGGAGATTCGTGGAGATGAATCTACATATGCCTCAGGATATCGAGGCAGAATCCGAGCTGCGTAATTTAGCAGCAGTGCAATACCAAATTGTCAGTCCTGCAAACAATTCGCCTATTATTGGTATTTTCCAAGACTCATTGCTCGGTTGTAACCGTTTTACACGCGAGGGTATCTCGTTTGACGCACGTCACGCGATGAATTTACTAATGATGTTTAACCGAGTCAATGAAAACGAATTACAAACAATTTTGGAACAAGACAAACCAATTACCAATTTTGATTTACTTACACAAATTATGTCGCCTATTTCGCTTAAATACAAAACAAAATTATTCAAAGACGATGAAGAAGAAAAAACGAGTAACAATGTTCTTGAAATCCGAGATGGTAAATACATTCGCGGACAACTCGAAAAAGGTACACTTGGAGGAGGTACAAAGGGTCTACTTCAACGTATATGCAACGACTATGGAAACCGAGCTTGTGCGAACTTTGTCGATGATTTGCAAAACGTGATTACTGAATACATGAAAACAAGTTCGTACAGTGTCGGTATTAGTGACTTAATTGCCCCAAAATCAGTCAATCTAAAGATTGTCGATGTTATTACCGATAAAAAGAAAGAGGTCAAGAATATTATTGATCAAACCCTACTTGGAGTTTTTGAAAACAAAACGGGACGTTCCAATGAAGAAGAATTCGAAACACAAGTAAACAATATTCTAAATCAAGCTTCCGCTGAAGTTGGAAAGGTAGGATTAAAAAGTTTAGGTAAGGATAATCGTTTTGTTACAATGGTAAATGCGGGTTCCAAAGGTTCTGACCTAAATATATCGTTTATGATTTCGTGTTTGGGACAACAGAATGTAGACGGAAAGCGTATTCCATATGGTTTTGACCATAGAACATTACCTCATTTTACAAAATACGACGATTCGGCTGGTGCACGTGGTTTCGTCGAAAGTTCATATATCAATGGTCTTTCACCGCAAGAGCTGTTCTTTCACGCAATGGGTGGCCGTGTAGGTTTGATTGATACGGCTGTAAAATCAGTTACCTGGGAAACACCTATTGTTGTGATCCAAGACAAGAAACCTTTGTATACGGAAATAGGACGATGGATTGATGGACAATTAGATAATGAATCCAACCGTTCAAAAGTGCAACATTTCACAGAAAGAAATATGGAATTGTTAGATATTGAAGAAGGACGTATCTTTGTACCAACGACAGATGAAGATGGTAAAGTAACATGGGGTCCTATTGTTGCTATTACACGTCACGATCCAGGTATTGAGTTATATGAAATAAAAACACAAGGAGGTCGTTGTGTAACAGTAACAGAAAGCAAATCATTGCTTGTATGGAATCCAGATACAAAAAAAATGTTGGAAAAACCGACTCCTGAGATTCGTATCGGGGAATGTGTTCCAGTGACGCAAAAATTATGCGCACCGCCTATTATTATTACCGAAATAGAAGATGGAATTGTTCTCGATAAAGAATATGGTACTAAATTAGGTAAAGATTTAGCATCTCATAATGAGTTCAAAGATGCATATGTTCCATCATATGCTTTCTTTGCACCAATAAATTTTATTAACAGTGTAATTTTGGAATTTTCAAAAAATCAAAAAAAGGAATATAACAGCAAACGTTTATTAGAGGGTATAAATATGTTGTTAAGTCGTATTGGATCTTATGGAATAATTAAACAAAATGATTCCGGATTATATTCGTTATTTGTTGTACATAAGGAATATTATATAAACCATAACAATGTGGTTCTTGATCCAATCGTGGAAATCAATATTATCGGAGTAGAAGCACATCCCAAAGTATATGATCTCACTATTCCAGAAACATTCAACTTTGGTCTTGCCAATGGTCTGCAAGTGCGTGACACAAGTTCCACAGGATATATTCAGCGCAGACTTATTAAAGGTTTGGAAGACTTAATGGTATCCTATGATATGACTGTTCGAACGAATAAAAACAAGATTGTACAATTCACATATGGTGATGATGGTATAGATCCTGTGAAAGTAGAAAATCAAATATGTCCGATTGTAACAATGGGAGTACAAGACATTTATGCGCATTTTCAATTACCAGAAGACAAAGAAAATACAAAATTATTGTCGTCTATCTTTTTAAAACCAGTACTAACGCGTCACAAGAAACAACTTCCTTTTTGGCAAACTCGTTGTAAAACAATTACAGATTATATATTGAGTAACAGAGACAAGATGGTGAAGAATGTATTCAAGAACAGAGGAGACATTGTAGTCAATTCACCGGTTGCATTTGCTTATATTATTGGAAATATACAAGGTCAACAGAATTTGACATTGAATTCAATGGTAGATATTACTTTGTGGGAAGCAATTCTAATGATTGATGCTACTTATTCGAATTTGGAAAAAATCCGATGTGCTGTCCCAACTGAATTGTTCAAAACATTATATTATTACAATTTGGCACCAAAAGAATTACTTATTGTAAAACGATTTAATCGCGCTGCACTTACTATATTGTTAGAGACCATTGTAGTTGCTTATAAACGTGCAATTGTGGCTCCTGGAGAAATGGTAGGAATGATTGCAGCACAGAGTATTGGTGAGCCAACTACACAGATGACATTAAATTCTTTCACATATGAAACCGAATTACTAGTAAGAGACCGAATTGGAACAATAAAAACAGTACAAATTGGTGATTTCGTTGAAAAATATATTGCGATGCCCAAGAGAATCGAATACTATGCTGAAAAGGATACAACTTATGCAGAACTAAGTGACTATTACGAGATTCAATCATGTACCGAAGATGGTGAAATAGTATGGAAAGAGATTGAAGCAGTGACACGTCATCCTGTGATCAATGAGGACGGTTCCAATACAATGCTCAAGGTGACAACGAATGAGGAGCGAGAAGTGAATGCCACGAAAGCAAAATCGTTCTTGAAATTGGTGGACGGAAAAATTGTACCTGTCGCAGGTTCTTCCTTGAAGGTAGGAGATTATGTACCTGTATCAACAAAAAAACTTGATTATAAAGAGAACAAAGAATTGGATCTACGTACGATTCTTCCACCAACGGAATACATTTATACAAGTGAAATAGAAAAAGCCAAAGAAGTGATGCACGAATATCATTGGTGGTCAAAACACAATGGTTCTACATTTGTTCTACCCTATAGACGAAGTGACACATTTGTATCACGTATTAGTGAGAAAATACAAAACAGTGCAAAGTCGAATACAGAATTCAAACCAGATTGTGTGTATATGCTACAAAACGCGCAGAATGTCTGTACCATTCCAGAAAAAATACCTTTGGATTACGATTTTGGATACTTGTTGGGCGCGTATGCAGCAGAAGGATGTATGACAAAATTTCAATGTTCGATTTCAAACAACGATACTGCTTATTTTGAACCGATTGTTCGACTCTGTGAGCGTTGGAACATTACCACCAAAGTATTTCGTCACGAGAACAAATGCCAAGAAGGATGGACGAGCCAAGATATTCGATTGTATTGCACACTGCTATGTCACATTTTGGAAAAAATGTGCGGAAAACTAAGCCACAATAAATTTATACACGATACCATTGTATTTTCGAACCGGGAATGCATTCTTGGATTCTTGGATGCGTATATTGGTGGGGGTGGAACTGTCGATAAAAGAGGCAAACATATTTCGATGAATTCGGATTCCAAACGTATGTTGATAGATGTACAAGTTATGTTGAATACGTTGGATATTTATAGTTATATTAAGAGTTATAAAAAGCAGGAAAGTAATAATAGAGGTACCAAGCCGGAAAACATTCATCAAATGTATACATTGTTTGTTACAAACTACCAAGCATACAAATTAGCAGGAATACTCCAAATAAAATTGCAATACAAACAAGAAAATCTGCTTACCATTTTACAAAACGATTACGAATATGAAATAAACAAACATTATCTTACTATACCGAATGAAATAGATGGCATCATTCATTGGGAAGATAGAACAGACTGCTTATGCAAAGACGTGTTGTTTGATTGCATCAAATGTATCGAAGAAATACCAAATACCACAAAATATGCCTTTGATGTAACAATCAAAGATACAAAAAATTTTGTGACAAAGAATGGGTTAGGGCTCAGAGATACATTCCATATGGCGGGAGTTTCTAGTAAATCCAATGTGACGCGTGGTGTGCCGAGAATTGAAGAAATTTTGTCATTGTCATCTGAACCAAAGAATCCATCACTTACAATTTATTTAAAAGAGGAGGAAGAGACGGACCGAGAAAAGGCACAACGTATCATGTATTTATTGGAACACACAAAGATGAGTGAACTCGTTAGTTCAACAGAGATTTGTTTTGATCCAGATGATTTGAATACGATGATTGCTGACGATATATTAACGATGGAACAATATCGTGCTTTTGAATCAATGGTGGACGAGTGTTTGAACCAAACGAATACTGATACCAACGAAAAATCAAAATGGATTTTACGAATGGAGATGAATCCAGAGGTGATGTTGGAGAAGAACATTTCGATGGATGATATACATTTCACTATTCAGAATAGTTATGGTAACGATATTTCCTGTATATATACAGATTACAATTCGGACAAGCTAGTATTTCGTATTCGAATGAATTCAGTGCTTAAACCAAATACCAAAAGCGCACAATCGAAACGGGTTAAGATGAATCCGTTGGACCAGTCTGATCAGATATATTTGTTGAAAAATTTCCAAGATCAATTGCTTGATAATATTGTGATACGTGGTGTGAAGAAAATTGGCAAAGTAATTTTGCGTAAAATCAAGGACAATATAACAGAAGTCAATGGTACTTATAAAAAACAAGACATTTGGGTATTAGATACAATTGGAACCAATTTACTCGATATTTTGGCTTTAGATTTTATTGATACAAACAGGACGTTTAGTAATGACATTGTTGAAATATATGGAGTATTGGGTATTGAAGCTGCACGTCAAACTATTCAGAATGAATTTGCAGAAGTTATTGAATTCGATGGTACCTATATCAACTACCATCATTTGTCTGTTCTTTGCGACCGTATGACCTTTACAAACAAAATGATTTCGATATTCCGTCACGGAATAAACAATGACAATATTGGTCCTATTGCTAAAGCATCGTTTGAAGAAACACCAGAGATGTTCTTGAAAGCAGCGCGTCACGCAGAATTGGATACAATGCGTGGTGTTTCAGCAAATGTAATGTGTGGACAAGAAGGACTCTTTGGTACAAATGCATTCCAAGTAGTGCTTGATTTGGAAGAAATGCGTAAATTGGAAGAGGTTGTATTGGAAGAGCAAGTGAGCGCGGAAACATCCATAGAGAAAATGTTTGGTGATGTAGAGAATCCTGACGACCCGTGTAGTACAAACAAGCTAATGATACAGAATAACGTAGCAGCGATAAAGACAAGGAATCTAGGAAGCGATAATGATTACATTCTCGATTTCTAATTGTAAATAATATTCTTTTATGTATAATGAAATTGTTCAGAGTTAAAGTAAACAATAGTATTACATATTTTTTTTTATTTTGCGTTTTATTTATTTTTTTTCTGTTATCTATATTTTACTATGTACCCATTCTTTTAGGATTGTGTATTGTAATTGTCTTCTATCACATTTATACCACACTGACAAAAACAATTACATTATTTCTTTAAACTGTGTAACTGAATAAATTATATTACAAAAGAATTTAAAGAAACGATATCATATATAATAAATGAATATATTTTTTATTGCAATGCAGCATATTGTGGGGGTAAAAGAGATACAATATTCATCACCATATGATTATGAATATTGGAAAAAAATATACGAAAAGGAAACACAAGAAAGAATAAATATATTGTTTTACGTGCACGGTATTTTTTCTTTGTCGTCAAGTAGTTTGCGATATAAATTCAAGGGATTGTGTGATTTTTTAGATAATTCTTTCATTCATCAAGAGAGAAAAGATAAATTCTTGACGATTTTTTCAAAGGCGCAACGAGTTTATTATGGTTTTTCGATGCTTGTGAAACGTTTTCGGTATAAACGTGCAAAAATACAGATTCATACAGATTTATGTTTGAATGAGATTAAAGAAACTGATAGAAATGTTTTTGTTGTGTTGCAAAACAAGTCAAAATACTTGTTTACAGTTTCAGATTTAAGTAAAATATTGGTGACAGGATTGACAAATATGTCTTATTTTTTCTTGGAACCATATGTATCCAAGAATCCATATAACAATATAATCTTTTCAGATAGTGTTATTATTGCCTTTTATTCTTTCATAAAAGAGAGAAATTTTAATATGCCACCTTTGTTGGATGCCTTTTATCGTTCCAATTTATCTATTAAACGATTTATTTATGATAATGAATCAATGATAAAAACAGCAGCCATTAAAAATTATACATATTCCACACCTTATACCATTTTACATTATGATATTTCTTCCATGTTATTTGTAAATAATCAATGGACCAAGAAATTAAAAATACATCGTGAATTTCCAAAGGACAAATTGGTTGCTATTTTTCGACCCTATTTGCATTTGTTTTATTTGTATAAATATTTTACAATGGGAACAGAGAAAACAGTTGAATCGTGTGAATTATTGATTGAAAAATTAAAACAATTTGTATTATTTAATCCAAAATTTGGTAGAAAAATAATTAAAATAGATAAAAAATTTAATTTTGAAAAGGTAGCACAATGCAAGGAAAGGGTTATTACAGAATATTTTAATATGAATCATATTGACTTTTATGCAAAAACTGTTTTGGAACCAGCAAACGAAGAATGTGTTAATGATTCATCTTCGTATACAGAAGAAGAAGAGGGATATGAAGAAGATGGATATGAACATGTAGAAGAAAGAGATGGATACGAGGAAGAAAGAGACGACGTTCATATATGGCCTTAATTATGACGAATGAATTGTAATCTCTATTTTTGCAGGACAACAGAGAGAGAAATATTACGAATAATCTTGTTGATATCTCCATCACAATCCGGATGAATGCCTGTCATTACTTGGTTTAAAATCTGTACATAATCCATATATTTATACGACGAAGCATCTTCACAACCGGGGTGTTCTGCTTTCCACGCAGGGATTTTGCGGACATTTTTGAAACTGACATCGAGGATCAATTGTTTCATTTTATCGCGTGATAGTTCTTTCTTCCAAACATTGTTTTCCTTGATATACAATGTTTCTCTCTTTTTGTCGGTACAATGCATTGGTCTTCTTGTTTCGTCCAAATCCTTGAGTCCTCGGATTAGAATATTGGAAATACCTTGTACATAACCGAGCTTCCCCATATTTTCAAATTCTTCGTTTTTAATCACGAGAGAATTGACGAAATCCGAGAGATTCATTGCATTTTTACATGTTTCGTTTAAGAAAATATTCAGATTGAATTGTTTGTTGTTGCAATTGTTCTGTATCACTGTGGAAATCGACGTTTTATTTGACAATTCGATGATTTGTTTTTGAAGTTCTCCATTTTGCTTCATCAATGTTACCATCATCGACTTGTCTATTTCGTTTAACCCAATATTGTCTGGTGTTTTTCCGAGACATATTTTCTTGTGTTTGTGAATTCCTTGGCGCGAAGCATATGTGTTACCGCATATGCATTTATACATTGTCGAATTCGTTTTTATCCGTTTTATCCTTTTTGTGTCAACTGGCGTCAACCAATTATGTTTTGCTGTGCCCATATGTCGGCGATAGTTGTAAACGTTACTGAATATGGTGTCACATTTTTCACAGAAAAAATTCTCCTTTTTTGTGTCAACTGATGTCTCCATAATGTCTAGACATATTTTATTTTTAAATACTTTTTTCCATTTTGTCAAAAAATTATGCTAACAAACTTTTTTTTGACAAAATGAAAATGAGAGCATTATGGTGCCACACGTGTTTTTCAAGAAAAAAAGTCCGTTTTCAAATCCCCTTTTCATTTTTGGACATTTTTTTTGTCCATTTTTCAAAACCCGATTTGAAAACCG